TGGTGATGTACCGGCGGTTGTACTTGTCGATGCCACCGGTGGCCATCTTCATGGCGGTGTCGAAGCGCTGGGCATTGATGGCATCCCCATCCTGGTTGCCGGCGTCCGACGTCAGCTTGGCGTATATGGCCTTGGTCACCTGCAGGAAGGCATTGCGGGTTTCCGGGGCGCCGGCGAAGGTGGTGTTGGCCGTGCTGTCGAACTGCTTGTCGAACTTGGTGTCTGGCGGCATGGTGACCAGCTTGCCACCGCTGGGCTTGCCATCCATCTGCCGGTTGGGTTGCAGTAGGGCCTGGCCGGCAAGGATAAGCTCGGACACCCGTTTGGCCTGCTGCGGTTCCAGCTTCACCCCAACGTCGGAAACCATGTGGGCCCGGCCGGCATGAACTCCTGCGGCTGCGGTGACCGGATCGTCCGGCGCCAGTTGGGCCATGATGGCTTTGTACCCATGCATGTCGGTCCCGGAGGCCTGGGCAATCTTGCCGAAGATGACAGACTTGCCTTCCGGGTTGGCATTCTTCAGGGCGGTCGTGGCCAGCCCCACTTCTTCGGTGGTCAGCGGTTTGATTGGCGCCCCATACTGCTGGTTCATCCCTCGGGCCAGAGATATGCGGGCCTGCAGGCTGTTGGGTTGCAGGGTGTCTGGCTTGCTCAGGTCGATGGGTGCAGCGGCTTGGTCGTCGGCCTTGATCAGCCCCTGACGTACCGCATAGGTGGTTGGATCCTCGCGGAGCGCCGTTTTCTGGGCTTCGTGGATTGCCTGAAACCGTTGGATCATGGTGACGTCAAACTTCATCTTGTCGGCGCCGGATACTGCCTTAGCTACCTTGGCGGCATAGGCTGCAGGGGTTGTGCCCAGCGCATCTTTGACGTCATCCCGGATGGTGCCGTCTGCCTTGATTGCACCGCGGCCTCCAATGTAGGCTGCGGCCGTCTTGGCACCAGCCCGAACATGCAGGTCGGCGTCATTGTGACCACCAACAGCACGGCCGGCTTCAACGTCGCCATCGGCGCTGCAATCCAATCGTCCTAACCGGCGATCGCTTCCCGGAGCAGTACAAGCTGCTGCCCGGGGAGCGCCCCCCAATTCAAGAGGAGAAGGAAATGGCAGAAACCAAGGAATCCCCCAAGCAGGTCCAAAAGCCGGTTGAGGAGCGCAAGCCAGGCCAACCCATGCCAGGCGAACGCATCAAAGAGCAGGAGTTCCAGCGCACCGTGTGGGTAGCCACCGCTCTGGAAAACACCGTCCCCGAGGACATGCTGCGACCGGAATACTGGGCGCATGTGTCGGCCAACCTGAAACCGTGGGACCGCATCGAAGTCCGGGCAAACGACGGCGCATGGCTGGCAGAACTGCTGGTGCTGGAAAGCGCCCGCAACTGGGCCCGGGTGCACATCCTGAACGCCTACAAACTGACCACCGGCGATGTGAGCCTGACGCAGTCCGAGGTCAAAGGCCGGTATGCTGAGTTCCGTTGTGAGCACATGGGCCCCCACGACAAATGGTGCATCATCCGCCGCAGCGACAGCCAGAAGCTGCATTCTGGCGCCGAGTCCCAGGATTCGGCCATGAAGTGGCTGGATGACCGGATCAAGGCAGGCATCTAGTGGCAGCCAGCCGCCTCCAGATCTACAACGACGCGCTGCTCCTGTTGGGGCAGCGTGGCATTTCCAGCCTTGACGTAAACGAGGAAGGGCGCCGACTTCTGGATACCGTGTGGAACGGTGCTGGAGTTGGTGCTGGAGGTGTGGAGGCGTGCCTGGAACAGGGCCAGTGGAAGTTCGCTACCCGGTCAAGCAAGTTCGACTACAACAACGACATCACCCCAGAGTTCGGCTACCAGTTCGCTTTTGACAAACCGACCGATTGGCTGGAAACCGTGTCCGTTTGCAGCGACGAATATTACCGCGCCCCGGTTTTGCAATACTCCGATGAGAATCAATACTGGCTGTCATCGATCAACCCGCTCTACATCAAATACGTGAGCTCGGACAGCCTGTACGGCAACAACCTGGCTATCTGGCCGGTAAGTTTCCGCGAGTTTGTGGTGGCGTGGTTTGCCTCCAAAGTGGTGCACAAGGTCAACTCCAGCATGGCCAACGAGATCCTTGGACCTGATGGTTCGGGTTACAAAAGCGGGATTCTGCACAACGCCCGCTTGCTGGCCCAGAACCGGGATGCATGGGCTGGGCCCACCAAGACAATGGCGCCAGGATCGTGGGTACAAAGCCGTCGTCGGTACGGCAACAGCAACTGGCGGGATGGTGGCAGCCGCAGCAACCTGATCGGGTAAACGAATGCCGCGCCAGTTCCCGGCATTTCTGGCATTCAACCGAGGGATAGTCTCAGTCCTCGGACTTGCCCGCACCGACATCAAGCGCCTGGCAATGTCTGCCCAAATGCAGACCAATTGGCTGCCGCGGGTATTGGGACCGATGACCCTGCGCCCGGGCATGAAAGCCCTGAGCCAGACCAAGGGCAACAAAACCGCCCGCCACCTCAAGTTCGTGTTTTCCACCGATGACAAGGCCATCGTGGAGCTCACCGACGCCGTCATGCGGGTGCGCGTAAGCGATACCATCATTTCCCGGCCATCTGTCACCAGCGCAGTCACCAACGGCACCTTCCCTACGAACTTTTCCAGCTGGACTGACGACGACGAAGGTGGCGCCACATCGGCATGGATATCGGCTGGCCTGGTCGGATTCACCGGAACCGGCACAGCCGCCGCCATTCGAACCCAGCAGGTCACAGTGGCAGGTGCAAACATAGGGGTGGAGCATGCCCTGAAGATCACCATCCCAAGGGGCCCTGTAACGTTGCGGGTAGGATCGACCAGCGGCGCCGACGACTACATCAGCCAGACCGACCTTGGGACGGGAAGTCATAGTCTGAGCCTGACGCCCACCGGTAACTTCTTCATCCGCTTCCAATCACGCCTGAAGCGCATCGTGCACCTGTCCAACTGCACGATCGAGGCCGCCGGCGACATGGAAGTCCCAGCACCGTGGGCAGAAGCTGACCTTGGCCGCATCCGGTACGCGCAATCCGGCGACATCCTGTTCATTGGGTGTGGGAAGGTGTCTGACAACATCGGCTACCAGCAATACAAGATCGAGCGCCGAGCCACCAGAAGCTGGTCCTGCGTCAAGTACGAAACCGAAGATGGACCATTCCTGATCGAGAACATCAGCCCCACGACCATGACGCCCAGCGCGTTGTCGGGGAATGGGACCCTGACAGCAAGCGTGCCCTACTTCAAGTCCACCCATGTGGGTGCCCTATTTGCCGTGACGTCGGTCGGCCAGACCGTCACCAAAGCCATGGCGGCCTTGAACGACGCCACCAATTCAATGCTGGTCACGGGAACGGGAACCGACCGATCCTTCACCATTGTGATATCCAACCTGACGGCGATCGGCGCCGGTCGGACTGTCATCCTACAGCGATCATTTGACGATGCTGTGTGGGCGGCCGTTTCTGGGAAGTCATGGACGGCAGATACCACCGAGGCGTACACCGACGGCCTGGACAACCAGACGGTCTATTACCGCCTGCTGCTGTCGGTTCTTGGGGGGGCAGGAACGACAAACTCCTCCCTGACAATCGCCACCGGCACTATTGAAGGGGTTTGCCGGGTGACTGGATTCACCAGCAGTACGGTGGTAGACATCGAGATCATCACCGACTTTGGAGCGACCACCGCAAGCGATACGTGGTCCGAGGGGCAATGGTCAAACAAACAGGGATTCCCGGGAAGTGTGGCATTTTATGAAGGCAGGCTGGCATGGGCTGGAAAAGACAAGGCCATCCTGTCCGTGTCCGACGCCTTCTACTCCTTCGATTCCCACACCGAGGGTGACAGCGGCCCGATCAACCGCAGCATTGGATCTGGGCCTGTAGACACCATCAACTGGATCCTGCCGCTTCAAAGGCTGATGCTTGGAGGCCAAGGAGCAGAGCACTCCTGCAGGTCAAACAGCCTGGACGAGCCCCTGACTCCGACCAACTTCAACATCAAGCCGGCCAGCCGCCAGGGATCAGCGCCGGTCCAAGCGGTGGCGGTCGACAGCAACGGCATCTACGTGAAGTCTGGAGGGTATCGGGTATTCGGGCTGGACTTTGATGCATCCGCCTACGACTACGGCAGCCAGCAACTGTCCCAGCTTTGCCCGGAGATTGGCTCCCCAGGCATTATCCGCATGGATGTGCAGCGCCAACCGGACACCCGGGTGCACTTCGTTCGGTCAGACGGAACCGTGGCGCTGCTGGTATTCGACAAGATCGAGAACGTCATCTGCTGGACTGAGGTGGAAAGCGATGGGGCAAGCGGCCTGATCGAGGACGTTGTGACCCTCCCAGGCGATTCGGACGAGGACGAGGACCACACCTACTACCTGGTCAAGCGCACCATCAACGGCTCCACCAGCCGCCGTCTTGAACGCTGGGCAACCGAGGCGGAATGCACAGGCCTGGACCAGCTGTGTTTGCTGGCCGACAGCTACATCACCTACACAGGAGCACCTGCGACGGTTATCACCGGCCTGAGCCACTTGGAAGGCGAGGAAGTGGTTGTCTGGGCTGACGGCGCCGACGTTGGAACGACCGACAACTCGGACGGCTCGACCAGCCTGATTTACACGGTCACCGGTGGCCAGATCACCTTGGCAACCGCGGCAAGCAACGTGGTGGTCGGACTGCCATACAAGGCAAGGTTCAAGAGCGGCAAACTGGCAACCATCATGCAGCTGCCAAGAGGCACAGCCCTGACCAAGCAAAAGACCATCTCCCAGCTTGGGGTGATTGCCGTCAACCTGCACCCCAAAGGGCTCAAGTTTGGCACCGAGTTTGACAACACCGAAAACCCGCTCAACGATATGCCCAGCATAGAACTTGGTGTGCCAGTGCCGGCCAACACCATCCGGACAGAATACGACGACGTAGCTTTCATTTTCCCCGGCCATTGGGATCCGGACCTTCGCCTGTGCCTGCAAGGCCAAGCCCCAAGGCCCGCAACTGTGCTGGCTGCCATTTTGGACGTTGACGGAATTGAATAAACTTGTGCCCCTGACCAGGGAAATACTGGACTCCTTCTGCGACCAGCCCCCAGCAGTCACCGTCAAGGGGATTGCAGCGCAGGCAGCCGGCCGCACGATCGGGGTGGCAGGGTACTTCCCGGACGGAGAGCGGTACATCGTATTCATCAAGCTGACCGACGAGCTACGCAAGGACAAGCGCACCATCATCCGTGGCATGAAACTGCTGAACCTGATGGTCGGAACACGTAAACTCCCACTCCACGCCATGAAGGATGACTGCATAGCAGGAGCAGAAACCCTGCTTCGGCATGCCGGCTTCACCCAGATCCGCGGCAACCTATATGGAAGGCAGCCATGGACTTCAGCCTGAGCAACTTCAAGAGCATAGCCCCGGCCGCTTTCACCATTCTGGGCTCGTTGGGAGAGGCCAGCGGCAACCTGCGTATGGGGGAGCAGTCCATCATTGCCGGCCAACGGCGCAAGGTGGCAGCCCAGTTCGAGGCCGAGCAGTACCTGATCAACGCCGGTCAAGCCCAAGCCTCCAGCCAGATCGCAGCAGCAGAAGCAAGACGCCAAGCAGGTCTGGTGGAAAGCCGCATTCTTGCCGTAGCCGCTGCTGGGGGTGGTGGGGCAAGCGACCCGACCATCATCAACCTGATCAGCAGAACCAGTGCTCGGGGTGCCTACAACGCAAACGTGGCGCTATACCAAGGTGAGGACCAAGCCCGCAGCATGAGGATGCAGGCAGCCGCCCGGAACTACGAAGGAATGGTGGCCGAGGAAGCTGGGTACCTCAAGGACCAAGCCTACCGCACTGCAGCAGGAACCGCCCTGTTCAGGGGTGCAGGCAGCCTGTTCAACAAATACGGTTTTGGCACCGAGAGCAAGACCGGAGGAAACCAGGCGCCGATCAGGGAAAATTCATCCGATAGCATGGCGGCAGCTTCTTGGGATTGGGATGCAGTCTGATGGCAAAACTACTCGACGAGAACGCACTACCCAAGGCCATCCCCCAGCCGGTCGGAGGGATTGCCCGGTACAACGCCGTGGACGAAGGGGCCATAACAGCCCCAGGCCAAGCACTTGCAAGAGCAGGTGCGACGGTAGAGGAGTTCGGCAACAACTTCCACCTCCGCATCAAGCATGAGCAGGAAAAGGCAGATACCCTCCGAGCCGAGGCAGCCTTCACCAAACTGCGTGAACAGCAGCTGAACCTGACCACCGGACCAGACGGATTCGTGCAGCAGAAAGGGGCAAATGCAGTAACCAAGCCGCTCCTGAAAGACTACGGCGCCAAGTTCGAGATGGCCGTGCAGACCTCCGCGGCCGATCTGGACAACGACGAGCAACGGGCCCTGTTCACCCGCCGCGCCAATGTGGCAGCTCTGGAGTTCAAAGGTGGGGTGCTGAACCACATGGTCAGCCAGGGAAGTGTCTACGGAAAAGAGGTGTACGACGGCATCGTCAACCTGGAAACCCGGAACGCCACAGCAAAGTGGAACAACCCGGAAGCGATCGACATCAGCCTTGGCCGGATTGAAGCGGCCGTCAAGCAACGGGCTGAATCCGAGGGGTGGCCGGCGGAATATACCAAGTCCGTGATGATCCAAGACGCCAGCAAGATCCACGCATCGGTGATAGCCCAAGCCCTGGCAGTTGGTGAGGCTGGGAACAGCCAAGGCTACACCTACGCGCAAGACTGGTACAACAAAAACGCCGGTCAGATCGACAAGGAAACGTCGGTCATGCTGGCTAAAGCCGTCAAAGACGGTACCCAGAAGGGCATCGCGGCCGGGTACAACAACGCCTTCCTGGCAGTCCGTGACGACCCCAAAGGGCTGGAAGCGCTCGAGCGGGACGTCATTGCAGACAAGCAACTGGACGAAACCCGCAAGAACACCATCCGCTCCCAGATCCTGAGCCGCATTGATACCGTGGCCAAACGGCAGGACATGCAGTACACCCGCTGGGAGAAACAGGTAGGCGCCGACATCAAGAAGCTGCAGGGCATTGCGCTGGCAGGTTTTGAGCCCACGATAGACCAGATCAGCCCGCTGGTAGGGATGACACGCGGCACCCCGATGGAAGCGGAAGTGGACGAACTGGTCAACACCATGACCATGGCCAGGCAGTTCCGCCTAATGCCGCCCGCCCAACAGGCCCAGGAGATCAGCCGCCTGACCGTAGCCGCCCGAAGCGGGGAAGGGGTGCGGAACAACCTGAGCACCTTCCAGGCGCTGGTCAAAGCCATCCGTGGGGTGGAATCCGGCGGTACCGCAGATCCAGCAGCAGCCGTGAGCCCGCAAGGCGCCAGCGGATCGATGCAGATCATGCCGGACACCTTCAAGCAGTACGCCAAACCGGGCGAATCCTACGACAACGAGAACGACCGGGTAAATGCTGCGCTGCGCAAGATCACCGACGACTTCAACTTTTACAACGGCGATGTGGCCAAAACAGCCGCAGCCTACATTGGCGGCCGTGGTGCAATCAAGGCAGACGGCACCATCCGGGACGACGTCAAGGATGCGCTTGGCACAACCCCTGCAGCCTATGCAGCCAAGGTAGCCAAAGCGGTATCCGGCGCCGACAAGATGAAGTTTGACGTCACCATGATCCAACGGTTTCAGGCAATCCACGAAGCCCAGAAAACGGCGCTTCGGGAGGATCCAACCACCTATGCGGTACGCCAAGGGCTGATCAAGGCCGACGACCAAGCCGCCGCACCCATCGACCTGAGCAAGCCGGACACCCTGCAACCCAACAGTCTGCAGGCCCGCATATCCCTGGCCCGAGGGATGAACCAGCAGTACGGCGCCCCGATCAAGCCGCTGACCACCGAAGAAGTAGGTTTGGCCACGACCGCCCTGAAGAACGCCAACCCGGAAGGCAAGTCTGTCATCTTCGGCAAGATTGCCCAAGCTGCGGGTACTGACATGCATGGGTACAAAGCCATCATGGCCCAACTGGCGCCGGACGATCCGGTCACCGCAGCCGCAGGAGTTCATGCCGGCCGAGCCCACATGGTGTCCGACGTTGGGGTGAAGCTGGAACCACAGCAGGCCAAACGGGTGTCCGATCTCATCCTTGCCGGCCAAGCCCTACTGCAGCCCAACCGGCAGATGGATGGCAAGCCCAGCGGTGGCAAGCTGGTCACCATGCCGCCCGACAGCAAGTTCGACAAGCAGTTCGACAGCACGGCCAACACCACCTTCGCTGGTGCGCCAGAAACCCGCAACGCCTTCCTGCAGGTGACCAAGGCCATATACGCCAAGCTGACATCGGACGCCGGCAACCAGGATGGGGATGCCATCAATGCCCAACGCTTCGACACCGCCATGAAGATGGCCACCGGTGGCATCGACAAGTACAACGGCCGGTACATCACCATGCCGTGGGGACACGACTACGGGCAGTTCAAGGATGGGCTGTACCGTCGAATTGATGACATGGAACGCCGCGGCATGCTGCCCGAGAACGTCATGGCCAGCCACCTGAAAGACCTGCCGCTGGAGAACGTGGGCGACAACAAGTACGTGCTGCGCTCGGGTGACGCCAGGCTGGCAGACAGGCAAGGCAGGCCCATCGTGATCGACTTCGACAGCAACCCCATCCAACCTGTGAACACGGCAGCACTGGCGCCAACCGACATGAAGATGCAGGTCCGAACCATGAAGCAGCCTTGGGAAATCCGTAGGGGGGCTCAATGAGTTGGGATCTGCACCCCGAGGAGATGCTGGAAAAGGCGTCAAGCCTGCCAATCTCCCAGACGCCCGAGGTCGGGGTGTTCCACAACTTCATGCAGGGAGCCGCCAAGGTTGCCATGCAAGGGCTGGCCAAAACCGCCAGAGCCGTGGATATGGTGGGCGCAGTTGGCCCGATCGTTCAAGACGCGCTGGCATCCAACCGGGTGAATACCGTAACCACGGCCCAGGACCGCTACTTCAAAGAGCACAATGAGTGGTTTCAAGCCGCCGTCGACTATTGGACCCCCAGGCCAAACGAGGTAGGGGTAGCAGGGGAAGTGGCCGGAAGCCTTCTCAGCATGCTCCCCACCATCATGGCCAGCCCAGCCCTGGCCGTTGGAGCGACCCAGATGGCCCAAGCCCAAGACTTGGTGCAGCAAGGGGTGAGCCAGGGCAAAGCCCAAGCCGTGGGAGCAGTCCAAGCACTAGGCCTTGGCGCCGGCATTTGGATGCCCATACTTGGAACCAACGCAGTACAGCGCATCCTGATTGGTGGCGCGGGTTTCAACGTGGCGCAAGGGGTAGCCACCCGAGCCGCAAGCAAAGCCATTCTGGGGGATGACAAGGCAGCCGAACAGTTCCGGCCGCTTGGAGGAACAGAGCTCACGCTCGACATCCTGCTGGGGCTGGCATTTGGGGGATATGCCCACATCAACCCGGCAATGCGCGCCCAAGGGGCAAAGGCATGGGAGGACATTGGCAACTTCTTGAAAGACGCCCCACCCAGCGACAAGGCTGCACTTGCCACCCTGCGCGAAGCCCAGCACATCAACGCCGACAGCCTACCAGGCACCCCGGTAACAGCCGCCGACCTGGACGTACACGTACAGCGCATGCGCCAAGCCATTGATGACATGGCAAACGACCGGCCAATCAACGTGGACAACATCGTCAAGGATGTGCAAACCACACCGCCTGACCAGATCATCACACCGGAAACCGGCAATCCGCTGGAAACCATTGGTGAAAGCCCTTCTCCTACGCCCGACACCCAGCCCAAGTACAACCCAGACCTTGCCAGAATTGAGCAAGATCAAGCCATCCGCGAGGCCATCCAGGAGCACGCCAGAACAGTGGCAGCCGAGGAAGGAATACCCCAGATACCAGACCGCAAGACCATAGCCCAGACGATCGAGGAGCAACTGGTGCAGGCCGGCAGACCACCAGAGGAAGCAAAGGCAGGCGCAACTCTGTGGCAAGCCTTCTTCGACACCACGGCAAGCCGCTACGGCAGAACCGGCCAAGAGCTCTTCGACCGCTACATGAAGGGAATAACCGGGCAGGCTGGTGAAGGGCCAATGCTGGCGCAGGCAAACCGCGTAATCCAGACCCCGGAGTTCAAGAACTGGTTTGGTGACTCAAAGGTGGTGGATGCGGAAGGCAAGCCGATGGTGGTGTATCACTCATCCACCTACGGTGACTTTGACACCTTCAGCAAGGCGGATCAGCGCAAAGGCATGGCCGGGTATGGGTTTTATTTTTCTGATGCGGCCGGTGCGGATGTGTATTCTCAGCATGCCGCAACCTTCAAGATGGACAAGGCATATGACGGGTCGGAGAAAAAGATCAATGTCATGCCGGTCTATCTGACCATGAAGAATCCTTTTCGCGTGGACAACATCAACGATGTCTTGCCACCCGGTACCAAACAGGGGTTTGGTGTAGCACGTGAATTCAATGGCATCGGCGCTGAAGAAAAATCTTCACTGGAACGCCGTGGGTACGATGGCGTCATCACCAATGAGTACGTGAAGGTGATGAAGGACGGCTCGCTGAAGGTGGTATCGCCTGACGCCAAAGGGGCAATCGCGCATCCTGTCTATGTGGTGTTCGAGCCGACGCAGATCAAAAGCGCCACCGGCAACCGCGGCACTTTTGATCCGAACAATCCCAACATCCTATTCCAAGGCGCAGTACCCTGGTACCACTCCGAACTCGATCGCCAGATCGGCACCGCCAAGATGGGATCCGCCAGCCCCAAAGACTGGAAGAACTACATCAAGGGACTGAGCAACAAGGGGGTAAAGGCTGAAGAAGTCAAATGGTCCGGCCTTGAGGATTGGCTCGACCTGCAACAAGGAAAGGTAACCAAAGAGCAGATACAGCAGTTCATGAAAGAGGGTGGGGTGAAGGTTGAGGAGACTACCCTTGGCGAAGGCAGCCAGCCTGTCAACCTAAACTGGGAACCGCAGACTGACAACCTGATAGCCGCAAAGCTGCCAAACGGCAATTCGGTCACCATTTTCTTTGACAACGAAAACAGGGCCTCCGGAGCGACGCTGCAGATACTTACGCCAGAGGCAACAGACGTTGGTGCTCCGAAAGATTACCCGACCATTGAGGCTGCTCAACAGGCCGCCATGGATATGGTGAACGAGCGAAAGCAGACCGGCGACGCCAAGTTTGGCCAATGGCAACTACCAGGCGGAGAGAACTACCGGGAGCTACTGCTGACGCTGCCATCCGGCAAAAATGAAGCGCAAGCGAGATTTAATAGATTGATTGAGTTAGGTAACCCGGAATTTGAAGCGCGAGATATTGTTGATAGGGAATTTCCTACTTTCAAGTCTAGCCACTTCGACCAGCCCAACATCCTCTCCCACATCCGCTTCAACGAGCGCACCGATGCAGAGGGTAAGCGGGTGCTGTTCATTGAGGAGATACAGAGCGATTGGGCGCAGAAGGGGAAAAAGGAAGGGTTCCGCGGCCAAGGTGAGTACACGGTGTCGCAGGATGCCACTGGCGCAAGCCGTGCTACTGGCGGCGGTGATTGGGTGGTGACCGACCCACGCGGCAATATCGAAACCGGCTTTGCAAACAGGGAAGCCGCGCAGCGGTGGGCAGATGGCGAGGCTGCTGGAGCTGGTGTGCCATCTGCCCCCTTCGTCGGCAAGACCGAAGCATGGGTAGGCCTTAGCCTCAAGCGCATGATCAGGTATGCAGCCGAGAACGGCTTTGACCGTGTGGCCTGGACGAATGGCGAGCAGCAGGCGGCACGGTATGACTTGAGCAAGCATGTTTCCAATATTGGATTCCGCAAAGCCAAGGGCGGCACCGGCTTTGATGTTGATGTGGTCGGGAAAGAGGGCAAGACCGTCTGGAATAAAGATGGCGCGTCGCTGGATGAAATTGAAAACACGCTTGGTAAGGACATAGCAGCCAAAGTTTCCGAGGGTGCTGAATCCGATTGGAAAGGTCTGCATGGCCTTGACCTCAAAGTCGGCGGGGAGGGGATGAAGGCATTTTATGACCGGATAGTCCCAAACATTGCCAACGATGTGCTCAAGAAATTGGGTGGGGGGCGGGTTGGGGAAGTTGATGTTTCGATGTACTCAATCAAGAAACCAGAGCGGCCCGGTGGGTATTGGGAACTGTATCGCGGCAAGGAATTGAAAGGGGAATTCGATACCGAAGCGCAAGCCAAACTCGCGCAAGACCCGTCGGCCCCAACCCAGCAACCCGGCTTCGACATAACCCCATCCATGCGTGAAAAGGCAATGGATACACAGGCGCTCTTCCAGGCTGGTGTGCCGCAAACTGAAACCGCAAATTTCAAAGCATGGAGCAACGATGCCCCGCTGATTACGTCAACCGCAGCAGAAACCCATGACTTCAAGACCGGGCAGAAGATCGTGGTCGAGGCATACCACGGCACCCAGCGCCCGGACAGGGTAGGTGAGAAGTTCCTGAAAAAGCGTGCCACCTCCGGCCCGATGGCATTCCACACAAGCTCCCCGGAGCTTGCTTCTGGATACGCCAAAGGTAAGGCAGACACCAGCCTGGCGGGAGAAAACCAGAATTACGAGGCATGGTTCAAATTTAAGCCAAAGGGCATGCGTAGCGCTGTTGATCTGGATCGCGCCTGGTACTTTCTGAGCGCAGAGGAGCGTGCGCGAATTTCTGAAAAACTTCCCCATGTGACAAACATGGATGCGGAGGGATACACGCAAGACACCTATCGGCTTGGCAGTGCAGAAGAATATGGGCTGGCCGGGAAAGATCATTGGGACTACGAGATCAAACAGGCCAAAGGCAATGTACTGAAAGCGGCTAAAGAGGTATGGCTCACCAGTGGCTCTCTGTTTAATTCAGAAGTCGAGTTCATGCAGGTGCTAAAACTTGGTGACTTCCCGGTTAAGGATCTGAGCTTCGATGACCCGCATGGGGCCTACCCGTTTGTCTACAAGAATTACATCCAGATGCAAAGCCCTCTGGTAACCAACGATATTCCGCAGTCGGTAATGGATGCTTTGAATCAAGCGGCAAAACGCGATCGATCACGCCCCAAACTTGGTGGTGCTGATGCTTGGGACAAGAACAACCGCACCATGAAGGACTGGGTGGAAGTTCTCAATAGCCCAGATGCAAAGCACGCTTGGACATCCATTCCCGACAAGGTCACGGCAACATTGAAAGAACTTGGGTTTGATGGAATTGTGGATTGGTCCGGCAAAGGTGGTGGGAATCCGCACCCTGTCTACATCCCGTTTGAGGAAAATCAAGTCAAGAGCGCCATTGGCAACAAGGGCAAATTTAGTAGCGATACCAACAACATCATGCGCCAGGAAGGCGAACGCGGCGCCCTGCAATTTGACCAGCAAGGCAAGATGGCCATCGCCCTGCTCAAGTCTGCCGACCCCAGCACCTTCCTGCACGAATCCGGCCACTTCTTCCTAGAGGTCACCAACGACCTTGCCAGCCAGCCAGATGCACCTGCTGGAATGAAGCAGGACATGCAGACCCTGTACAACTGGTGGAACATCAAAGATGCCGACACCTGGAACAACATGACGCTGGACGAGAAACGTCCGTACCACGAGCAGTTCGCCCGCGGCTTCGAGCGGTACCTGCGGGACGGCCAGGCCCCAACCAGCGCACTCAAGAGTCTGTTCCAGCGCTTCAGGGATTGGCTGAAAGCCGTATATGAATCAGCAACCCAACTGAATGTAGAAGTTTCGCCAGAGGTGCGCGCCGTGATGGACCGCATGCTGGCCAACCGAACCGAGGCCCCCCCGAAAGACGCCAGTTCTGCTACTCCTCCTCCTCCTCGTGGTGGGATTGGCGACACTGCGGGGGACGCCTTGGTACTTACGGAAGTGCAGCAAGTCCGCGAGGACATCATGGCAGCAGAATCGACTGCCAGAGCCCGCTGGGGCGATGCCATTGTGGATGCCCTGTACGAGAAATATGCCGATTACTTTGAAGATGTCGGCCAACTCATGGGTATGCAAGCGGTAATGGAATCCCTGGCTGAAGATGCCAAACCGGCCTACCTGATGAAGGTCATGGGCCCAAGGCCAAAAGAGCCGCAAAGCCTGGTGGCTGCCATCAAAGAACTGGGTGGAATCAATACCAGCCTGCGCTCCGACATTGCAGGACCGGACAAGAAAGGTGTACCTGTAGGCCTTTTCCGCAAAACCGGCAAGAATGTGGACGAACTGGCTTTGCTGCTGCAGGAGAAGGGTTTCCTGACCGATGCCGACATTGCAAGCGAAATGGACAATGGCGGGGTGAATCGCCTGATCCAGATGATTCAGGACGAGATGGGTGGCACCAAACACTATTCCGAACGGGATGCCACCCAGGTGCAAGCCTTGCGTGAGCACGACCAGTTCATGGAATCGATGGATGGCAAAGGGGATAGCGCCTCCTCCATGTTTACCCCGGAGGAGTGGGCTACAATTCAACGTGAAGTGATGGCTGAAGGGCTGGCACCGACGGCCAAGAACGTGGTCGACGCCGATGCTGTGGCGATTGCCATGCAGATAGACGAAGCCAGGGTGGAACGGGCAGCCATTACCGCTGCCGATGACTTTGACTTCATGGCACAAGTGAGGGACGTAATCAATGGATACGAGAACGCAACAACTCCTGAACGTGGCACGCCGGCTGGTGCAGCCGAACCCGCCCAAGGTGGAGCCGCCACCGCCGAAGGAAGAGGCACCCCCACCCCCAATCGTGACGCCGGGAACCAGAGGCTAGACCCTGTAGCACAGCAGGCCATGAGGATGGTGGCGGAAAACCCCGACCTGCTGATCGCCACCGGTACTGACGGCGAAGGGAACCCGACCTACCAGAAGGCATCGGATTACCTGGCAGAAGCGCAGGCCATGGCACAACTCAAGCGCCAAGACATGGGACTATTCGAACTCGCGGCGCAATGCCTGCTTGGAGGTGGCCGGTGAGCTACATGAACTGCATCAAGTCCTTGGCCCAAGCCGCCGGCCGAGAACTGACCGACGCCGAAGTCCAGGACGTATATGAGCGGGTGCACAAGGCCGCGCTGGATATCAAGGCAGGCAGGGCGGAACCGGGCTCCGACGTCAGGATGCCCAAGCAGTTGGGGCTGGACCTGCAGGGGAAACCCGGCGCCGACGATGCCCAAACGCTGGTGGCCAGAGCCGCCGAACGTGCCGCAGCAGAGCTCGAGGCCGAAGCCGCCAACATCGAACGCAATGCCCACCTGCAACTGGTACGCATGAGCGCCCGGATGGCTGATGTGGATGGCATCAAAGCCGCCGGCCTGAAACCACTGGATGCCGTCAAGGCCACAATTGCCAGGGACTACACCGGCAAGGTCAAGGTGGAAAGCCTGGAACAGCGGGTGATAGGCTACCGGGACTACCTGAACTCCAAGCTCCTGCCCACATGGGATGCCCTCGGGAACGACTGGATGGGCTTCCTGCAGGATCGGGACAAGCTGCTGACACTGGTGCGCCAACTGCGGGGAGAGGAAACAGGGGATGCACTGGCCAAGAAAGGGGCAGATGCTTTCCACACCGTAGCCGAAGAAGCCCGCCAGTCCTTCAACGAGAACGGCGGGGTGATCGGAAAGCTGGACGACTGGGGTATGCCACAACATCACAGCCAGGAAAAGGTGGCAGCCGCCGGCAAAGAGGCATGGCTGGATGAAATCATGCCGCGGATTGAACGGCAGCGGTACGTGGACGACTTAGGGGAGCAATGGAACGACGCCCAGATGCGGGAGTTTCTTGGCAAGGCATGGGACACCATCGCCACCAACGGCATAGCCAACCTGGAACCAGGCAAGTCCATGGGCAAGGGAGGGATGGCTGGACGGCATGCCGAGGAACGCCAGATCCACTTCAAGAGCGCCGAGGATGTGATCGCCTACTGGGAAACCTTTGGGGAAAAGACGGTGCTCGAGGTGCTCCAGGGGCATGTGGAAACCATGGCCCGCGACATTGCCTTCGTCGAGCACTTCGGACCCAACCCGAACACCACGTACAGAACCCTGCGAGATGCCGCCCTCAAAGAAGCAGCCATGGCCAACCCTACCCAGACCCCCAGACTTGAAGGGGAAGCGGTGGGCCTGGACAACCTGTGGGACTACGCTGCCGGCAGGATGAAGCCGACCTACCGCCAGAACCTGAAAGCGGTGGCAGATGGGGTGGCAAACCTGAACACGGCCGGCAAACTCGGGGGAGCAGCAGTAGCCAGTTTTTTCGGTGACAAAGCCATGATGGAGGCAGTTGCACACCTGAACAACCTGCCTATGTTCAACCGGTGGTCAACCGAGCTCTCCCTGCTCAACCCCACCAACAGCGCCGACCGCCGGCTACTGCAACAGCAGGGCCTGATGCTTGATTCGGTTCGATCTGGCCTGCAGAGGTTTTACGAGGGGCTGGGCAAGACAGGCACCACCGGCAGAATTGCCAACGCCGTGATGCGGATCACCGGCATGAGCGCCATCAACGACATCCGCAAGGGTGCCTTCGGCATCAGCCTGATGAGCGCGATCGGTGACCAGATCAAGGCCGGCGTCAAGTTCGAGAACCTGCAGGACTCCGATATCCGGACGCTTCGTCAATACGGCATCCAGCCAACCGACTGGAACACTTGGCAGCTGGCCCAACTCCAGGACATGGGCAACGGTAACAAGAACGTGCTGACACCTGAAGCCATCGGCCGAATCCCAGACGCAGCGCTTGAACAAGCCGGCATTGTGCAAGAGGGATTCACAGCAGAACAGGCTCGGAGAGCCGCCATAGTCAAGCTGCTTGGGGCAGTCAACACCGAATCAGAGTTTGCCATTGTCACCCCAGGCTGGCGCGAACGGGCGACCTTCTATGGCGACCTGCAGCGGGGCACCATCAAAGGGGAGATTGCCCGGTCCGTCCTGCAGTTCAAAGCCTTTCCATGGGCCATGCTCCAGAGAGGTATGGATGCCGTGGCCAATGCAGAGACTGGGGTGGGCAAAGCGGTGATGACCAGCTACCTGATCGCCAGCACTACCCTGCTTGGGGCTATGCTGATCCAGACCCGGGAAATGCTGTCCGGCAAAGACCCCCGAGCCATGAACGACAGGGAATGGTGGAAATTCTGGGGTGCCGCTTTCTTGCAGGGTGGTGCCCTTGGAATCTATGGCGACTTTCTGTCCAGCACCAACCAGACCAGGTACGGCACCGGACCGCTCGAGGTACTGGCAGGCCCGACCGTAGGCCCGCTTCTGGAGCTCGGCCTAGTGCAACCCATGAACGCAGCCAAGAAGCGACTGGAAGGCAAAGAGACACACCTGGCCGCCCAGACCATTCAAGACCTGAAAGGCTTTGTGCCGGGAAACAACATCTGGTACACCAAGGCTGCACTCGACCACCTGATCTGGCAGCGCGTAATGGAGATGCTTTCTCCTGGCTACCTTGCTACCATTCGGCAAAAGACCATGAAGGAATATGGACAGGAGTGGTATTGGAGGCCAGGCGAGATGGCGCCAGAACGTGGGCCAGACCTTGAAAGAGCATGGAAATGAGCGTAGCCAGTCAGATCAAGCGACAAGCCGCGGCCGTGGTGGCGATCAACCGCCAACCAGACCCGGCAGCCATTGCGCGCCAGCAGATAGCAGACCTGCAGGAGCAAGTGCGCCACGAGCAGGCCGAGTGTGAACGGCTGGAACAGGAACTGGCAAACGAGCAGCAACGCACCAGAACAGCCCAAGAAGGCAGACTGCACGACGCCGAGCGCGCAGCCAGAGCAGAGGCACTGCTGGAAGCCGAACGTGCCACCTGCGCCGACCTGTGCCAACGACTGACCAAAGAAGAACAGGACTGCGAGGATGCCGAGAAGCGTGCTGAAGCCATGGCCCAGCAACTGGCTACTCGGGAGCCTGTGCAACTCCCACCCCCACCCAAAGGCTGGCGCATCGACCTGCAGAAAGACGGCGCCGGCAACACCCGAGCAATGAAACTGGTACCGGAGGAATGACATGAGCAAGTCCGACGCATTTGAGTACAACTTCCTGCGCCAAACCTTCAACGGGACGGCCGTTTCCAATGTGACAGCAACCGGGGGAACCACCAGCCTGTGGATGGCTTTGTGCACAGCCGACCCGGGCGATGCCGGATCCACGGCAAACGAAGGTGGATACGCTGCATACGCCAGGGTACTGACTGACCGGAGCACTGCAGCAAACGGGTGGGCGGTAACGTCTGGAACAAGCGCTGCAAGTGCAAGCGCCAGCCCGGTCGGGAATGTGGACTTCCCCCAAGTGGCGACTACCAGCACCGGAACCTTCACCCATTTTGTGGTGTACCCATCCAGCGCTTCTGTGGCCGCGGCAGGACTGTACAACGGCACGGTGACGCCAAACATAAACTTCAGCCAGAACGTGATTCCCCGGCTGACCACCGGATCCAGCATTACGGAGGATTGACATGCCAGTAAACCTCCCACTCACCGGCGCCGGCGGGACAACCGCCTCAGTCGCCACCGAGCAGATCGGCGGTGCCGAATACCAGTACATGAAGCTGGTGGACGGCCAGTCCGCTTCAACCTTGATGGCAGCCGTTGAAGCAACAACGCCGTCAAGCGCAGATGGTGGGCTGGTTGTGCGACCGATAGGCAGCACGGCATTCAGCCAAGCCGCCGTATTGGTTGCTGGATCCAGCGCCAACATGATCGGCAGCATGGCACTTGCCGCTGGCACGACAAACAACACCATCGGCTCGGCAGCCCTTGTTGCAGGAAGCTCGGCCAACACCATTGGTTCGGTCGGCCTGATCAGCGGATCATCTGCAAATATATTGGGGCAAGCTGCCCTAATAGCCGGCACTTCTGCCAACTTTCAATATATGCAATCGATCCCGTTCTCAAGCGGGAACGTAGCCAGAAGCAGCGTAAGCACAACGGTCGATATTCAAATCATTGCAGCGAATGCCAACCGCAAAGCCCTTGTGATTGCAAACCGCAGTACAGCCCAGACGGTCGGCATCGGATATTCCACCGCGATCCTCACCACGGCGCTGGCAAATGTTGATCTTTTCCTTGCGCCATCAAGCGTGCTTTCGTTTGGATTGCAAGGCGGTTTGCCTTTGTACCTTGGCCCAATGCGCGGCATCAACCTTACATCAACAACTGTTGCAGGCAGCGTGGCTACCATCGAATTTACCTAAACCGTGTCAATCCTCCTTCTATTCCACCCCAAGGTATCAAGCAGCTCGACGATTGTCAGCGGGGCCGGATCGTCCATAGGGGCAAGCACGGCAATAGGAGTAGGGGCTTCAATAGCTGCGGTAAGGGCTACAGCAGCAGGAACCAGTACCGGCATCATGACCGGCGCTGCTACGGCGACCGGAGCAGTATCGGCAACAGGGGTATCCACTGCCCAGTTCGTCGGTGCGGCAATTTCCTCTGGGGCAATTCTGTCTGCCGGCGCCAGCACAGCCATAGCGGTAGGAACTGACGGCAACACGGCAACCATTGTCTCTGGGGCAGCCAGCGCCATTGGATTCAGTGCGGCAACTGGAGCAGGAGCGGCAATTGCCAGCGCGGTAATGAATGCAGCTGGAGCCAGTACGGCGGTGGCCGTTGGAGCAGATGGCAATTCCAGCGCGGTGATTGTCTCGGCCGCTGGATCCGCAGCAGGCACCAGCACCGCTGAAGCTGTCGGCATCTCAATAACCCCCCACGACTACTACCAGGACGGCTACAAGCTGGACAAGCGCCAAAGTGAGGACGAGGAGCTCATGGCCATGTCAGCCATGCTCTGCCAGGTGATCGAGAGCACCTATTACGGGAGGCGCGCATGAGCAACCTGACCGCCTTCCTGACCATCAACGGCGTATTCCTCGGCGCCAATGTGGTGGCCGCTGGAGTGTTCCGGGTGCTTGGCGATCTGGTCCGGGACTTGGTGCCAGAAGCAGACCTGACCGTATGGCCGTGGCTGCTGGTCGGAATGTTCTCAATTGGTGCATCTGTGATCTTCCTCATAGGGTTTGTGGATGCTGGTAAATCGCTCGTCAAAAAGATAGGATACAGGCCATGACAACTACCCAAACCGACCGCCTGTCCGGGGTTCTCGGAAACACAGCCATCAAGACGCCAGTGGCAGTGGCGACCACGGCCGCCATCACTCTATCTGGAGAGCAGACCATCGATGGAGTGTTGACCAGTTCCAGCCGGGTGCTGGTCAAGAACCAAGCCTCGGCAATCGACAACGGCATCTACCTGAGCGACACCGGAGCCTGGGAGCGCACGCAAGACTTTGACGGATCCCGAGATGTGGTCGAAGGCACGCTGGTCAAGGTGAATGGTGGAAGCACCACGGTGGGCTTCTGGTACGTGACAACGACTGGAAGTCCTGTACCGGGAACTGATGCCATCAACTTTGGACAGGCCAGCACTGTTCTTGCCGTGGTGACTGCATACGCGCAAGGATTGCTGGCAGCCGTCAATGCAGCAGCGGCAAGAACTGTTCTTGGCCTTGGAAGTGCCGCATTGTCAGCCGCCAGCGCATTTGTGGCATCCGCTGTTGCCTACACGGCAAGCACGCTCACTATGTCAACAAGCCGTCTGCTTGGCAGAACCACGGCAAGCAGCGGTGCGGCAGAAGAAATCAGTGTCTCCTCCCCGTTGACATTGACCGGTGGCGCACTTGGTTATACGGCAACCGCAGCCAGCGCATTGGCAGGTTCGATTGTTCAAAACGTATCAACCCAAACAGGTGCTGTTGCTACTGGAACAACGGTTATTCCAGTTGATGACACTATCCCTCAAATCACTGAGGGCGATCAATACATGACGCTGGCAATTACTCCTACCAGCGCCACCAATGCGCTTGAAATTACGGTAGTGGTTAACCTGGCCCATAGTGCCGATGGCAATCTGTGTGCCGCGCTTTTTCAAGACGCAACTGCTGGTGCTCTTGCCGCAGCAAAAGTATCAGCGGGAGCCGCCAACAGCATGACACAAGTCATAGTTGTTCACCGCATGACAGCGGGAACCACTTCGTCTACCACTTTTCGGGTGCGAGCTGGATCCTCTGGCGCAGGAACGACAACATTTAACGGCCAATCAGGAGCCAGGATATTCGGGGGTGTAGCTGCTTCATCCATCACTATCCGCGAAATCAAGGTGTAACCTGCATCACAAAAATAGGAATAATCATGACAGCCCAAGCCATAGATCACGCCACATCAGTGGCTGCAGCAGCAACTCCAGCCCTTGCAGCAATTGGGACCAACAGTCCACTGTGGATGATCATCATGGCAGCAGCAGCAGGGGCCATGGTGTGGACGGTGGCACAAAAGCCAACGACATTCTGGACCGCCATGAGCATGATGCTCACCGGCACGTTCTTCGGGGTGGTCGGATCCAAAGGCGTCATGGCGTGGGCCAAAGGCGTCGAATCTTTTCAGTGGGTAAACAACGTGGACCAGGAGTACGTGGCGTCGGCTCTTGGCCTGCTAGGTAATTTGATCTTCTCGCTCATCTTGGCACGCGCTAAAAAGGAGGGATGATGGCAACACTGTTCTGGATCAGCAGCACGATCCTCATGGTCTTTATTTTTGACTTCGGCCGGCGCATTGACAGGAGCCGATACCCGGACATTTCCTTCGGGCTGGTGCTGATGATAGTCGGGCTGGCCTGGACCGCCCTGCAGATTGGCAGGCACAGGATGGAGCTACCACCCACCCCTATTATCATCGCACTGGCCGGCTTTGCTGTGCTGGCAGCCCACTACTTGTACAGGGAAGTCCAGGCATGGCTGACCTTCAAGGGGTACGTGAAATCGAGCAGACCACCTGACCGCCGCAAAGCACGCCTGTATCACTTCGACACCACCCAAGACCTGACGCAGCGCGTCAATTCGATGAAGCGGGAGTCAGCATAATGTTTGAACTTATCGGGCTGGTGTTTGGTGGGGTGTCCAGGCTTGGCCAGCACTGGATGGAGATGAAGGACAAACAGGCCGAGCGCGACCACGAGGCCCGCATGTTTGAGAACCAAATCAAGCTGCAGGAAATGCAGGCCCAAGAAAACCGGGCACTGAAAGCGATGGACATCAGCCAGGCTGCCGACAAGAACGACACCGACATGCTGATCGCAGCTATCAACGCGCAGGCATCAGAAGCCAGCCATGCCGGTGGATGGGTGGAAAAATTCAGCGCCGTGATGCGCCCCCTCCTGACCTTCTGGCATTGCATCTTTCTGTACACAGCAGTCAAAGTTGCCCAGCTTGCCATTGCTTATGCCGGCGGCGTTACCTGGAGCGCAGCCTTCCTGTCAATTTACACTGAGGCCGACAGAACTTTGTGCTTTTCCATGATCAGCTTCTGGTTTGCTGACCGCAGCCTGCGAAAGGTCGGCAAATGAAGTGGTCGGACGTTGCCATTCCGCTGGTAGCCAAGTTTGAGGGGTGCGAAAAGCGTAGACCTGACGGCCGCATATACCCCTACTTGGACAAGCTGGCAAAGCCGCCAGTGTGGACCCGAGGGTACGGGAGGACGTATGGAATCACCGAAGGATCAGGAGGAATTACAGCAGCTGAAGCAGCAGAAGAACTGGGAGCTGGTCTGGCTGACTATGCTCGACGTTGCCTGGCTCTTGCTCCTGCTTTGGCTTCTAAGCCACTTGCCATGGCTGCTGTGAGTTCATGGGCATGGAACTGCGGGGTGGGAGCATTCAAACATTCACGCCTGCGAACCGCCATAAACCAAGGCAGGTGGCACGATGCGGCCGAACTGATCAAACGCCCAAGGACAGCGGGTGGCGTTGAACTGAGAGGCTTGGCCAGGCGCCGTGACGCCGAGGCCGCCATATTCAGGCAAGATACCCAGCGCTGATCAACACGGTGCTCATGCTGAAGGCTGACTGGGGTACTGCGCGCTAGTCACCGCAGAAGCAGGCAATTCCCTCTTCATCATCGTACCCGATGAAGTCGGCTTGATCCGTGACATTCTTAAACATGGCCGCATAGCTCGGCCGATCTGAGCGGAACACCGCCCCGCTTGGCTTGGATGCCAATGCCAATGCCTCTTGAGCGGCCCACCACACCGCACGTTCCGGCTTTTGTGCGATCAGCGTGAGAATCTGGTTTGCCGGTTTCAGGAAACACAGGTCACAGTTTCCTGCCAGCGTGCGCCCCTTGTATGTCGGCAATTCAAGGTTGAACGGCTGGCGCGACCAGAATTCGGTTATGTCATGCACCGTCACACCAGCATCAGCCAGCGGCATGCACATGATTTCTTGCCTGCTTTCCGTGCTGTGCCCACGTTTACGAATCTTGGAAACGCGCCTTTGTTCGTCTGCACGTATACCGATGAATTGATCCCACTCAATCTCTTTTGCGTCCAGACCCATTGCAGCCCAATGCGCCCTCTGGTATTTGTGCATCGTCCGAATCTTCAATTCCGAAGTACAGAACCGCGTCACCGGATTCGGCAGGTATTGGCGCTTGGCAATGATGGCCGAGAACGGTTCGCCGTTCCTGCTGGCGGTATCGAAGTCCACAACCGCATAGCCGCGCTCGTCGTTGCGGTACTCGACCCAGGTGATCGGCACACCCCAATTCGTCGAGCAGTCGCGCACGAAGCGCAGCGTAGCCTCCTCCTCTTTCCCGGTATTGGCGAAGCAGGCTATGGCCTCTGGCGGGAGTTTCCCGCCGTTCGATTGCAGCACCCGCCAGAGCATGTAAGCGCTGGTCCTGCCGCCAGACACTGACAGGCAGGTAGGTGAATCAATCTTGAACGGATCACTCATGCCGTGATTGTAGGGTACTGCCGCACCCGGTACTCCCTAGGCCACTGAGCAGGCTGGGCTCCTGCTTTATCCCGGTGACAAATAGGAATGCCAGACCAGGTACGGCAGTTCGATCCCATCTGTACCACGTACACAGGAACCTTCCACCTGGCCCCAGACTGGATGGCATGCCGGGCCCACTCTTGCTTGAATGGCCGAGCATCCGGACCAGCCTCACCAGCGACAACAAGCCAATCCAGCCCCAGCTTCATCCACGGATCCCAGATCACAAGCTCCAAGGCTGGCGCCCAAAACACCACATGCCGCCCAGGCGTAGCCAGAAAGTCCGGCAACAGGGATGCACTATCTTCCACACCACTGACGGTGCATGAGGTAAAGCCAATCGGAACATAGGGCAGCTTCATGCCAAGTCCTCCACCATCTGAATGCGCTGGCCGATCCAGCGCATGACCGGCACGGCCATGCTGGCCGCTTCAATGCCTGAGCACACACTGCCAAACCTCATGCCAACCACTCCGGGCACTTAGGCAACTGCGCCTCAACCGCCTCATGTGCTTCCTCAAGCAGGTGCCAAGCCTGATTTTTCAACTGAGGCAAAAGCCGATTGATAGCCTCCGACTCAATCAACCGCCGGCGCACAGCAGCCAGCCTAAGCCGCTCCTGCTCTGCTGCAGCAACAGTCAGCTTGCCAGACTTGATCCACCGCGGGTAGGTGGTAGACCGGAACTTGGCCTCCCGGTCTACGCACTCCACCAGCGCTGCAATGGGCATATCGGTCATGCCATCATCTTGGTGTGGCACTGGCGAACCGCTTCCACATCGGCCTTGCAGTAGTCGGCAATCTTCTCAAACTCGCCGGCCTTGAACGCATCCCAGACCATTGAGCCGTCAAACCCATCCTTGCTGGACTTGACCTTCAAAGCCTTGCACAGCTTGTCCAGACTGATGCGCTTCTCCCGCTCGGGATTCCACATGACCATGGTGTCGTTGATGTTGCTGTCCCAGGCCTTGGCCTGAAAAGGCAGTGATGGGGGCTTTACCCCGTTGATGATGTACCGCTGCCAGAGGAACCGCAGGTCAAAACCGTGAATGTTGTGGCCGACCAGCACAGGCCGGGTATTGGTTTTGTACATGATGCTGCGAATATCATCAGCAAACAGCACCAGAATATCCCGCTCGGACACGCCATCGTCCTGATAGACAGTCTCGACCTCGCCATCATCAACGGCATAGCCAATGGTGATGATCTGGCCATAGGTGCCATCAAAGCTGGTGCGCTTTACGGCTTCCTGGACTGCTGCAGGCTTTTCCTCTGCCACCCATTTCGCAATGGTGTCAGGCTTGCTCATGGTTTTGGGATGGGATATGCCGGCCGCAAGGTCAGCAATCACTTCAGGATCGGTCGTGCCGATGGTTTCAATGTCAAGGTAAAGGTTCATTCTAGCCACACTCCAAAGTCAGTTATGTACCATGCCTCGGTCGCTTCCATGAAGGCCGAGAACTCCTTCTTGTTTCTGGTGCTGCTGCGCTTGACCGGCACCCGCCTGGTCAACTCGCCAACCTCAATATCGTGATGCCCAAAGTGGCGCATCAGGGCAAACTCGTGCATCTCCTCTGCACTGTAACCAGTGACCTCTGCAGCCTTACCGTGCAGCAACCAAAGCCTGGCATTTTGGGAATTGGTGCGCTGTGGCTCGTAGTCGGAAACACTGACATGGAGACTGGAATCGACAGGCAAGCGCAGGAGGAACTTGCAGACATGCTCCATCTGCAACTTGCTGTCGATGATCCACTGTCTAGGTTGCATCGCCTACGTCGGCAGCAATAGCCTTAAAGTCGGCGTGGCGCGATTCACCCACGGCTTGCTTCTCGGCAGTCGTCAGCCCTCCCCAAAACTTCTTGTAAGCCGCCACGCCAGCCTTGGCCTCAACCCCAGCCAGGCGCAACAGGTCATCCTTGTCAAACGTAGGGCCAGCAGGCTTGACCTCGGGTTCGTCATCGGCATGCAGATCGCCCTTGTGCCACAGATCCAGAGCGGCGCCAAACCGCATCGCAGCATTCCGCAGGGCATCGCCAATGCGCTCCTTGGTAGCATTGCCACCAGTCTTTCCTTCTGCATCGCCAAAGCCCAACCGAGTAACCCCACACACGGTCAGCTTAATCCACAGGCCACCATCCTTGTCCACCGCAGGCAAGCCATCAGGTCCAATAGCCAAAGGCTCCCAAGACCACTCCGGATCAACGTCAAGAAGCCTGTCGGTCAAAGCAGCATGCCCAACGTAGTCCAGGTGGACCACCTTCGGGTGGTGCCAGGTGCCGCAAATAGTGCAACGCACGCCAGCCTTAAAATTGTCTTTCACCTCTTGGGTCTGCTGCTTTGTTGGCTTCGGCAGCTTGCTGATCTGATTGTCCGGAAAGGGCTTACGCAGATCTGCCAGCTTAGTCTTGTCCGTCATATTCCACCCCGCTCAGTTGTTTCTTGATGAACTGCTCATGCTTGGCAAAGGATTCCATCTCCTCAATCCAGGCACGGTAGTCTGCTTCGGCAGCAACCTCGTCATAGAACTGCAGGCCGCCATCGTTGTCGTCGTCAAAGCTCACGCCGCATTCCCGATGGGAAGGACAGTCTGACCTTTGCGCCGTTGTTTTTCCTCGGCCTCCATGCGCTTGGCCAAGAGCCGAGTATCCCGGGCATCCCGCTCCAGCCGGTCAAATTCCAGCTTGGCACGCTTGGCTTCCTTGCTGGCCTGCCAGTTGGACCCGTAGGTCACCAGCAGCTTGTTCGCTTCAATCTCGCCGGCACGAGCATTCCGGTCGAGCAAAACCTTGTCTTGATTGGTAAACGGCATTTTGCTACTCCTCAGAAAAGGCGCTTCAGTGCAGGCCGGATTGCCCGTACTTCGTCGCAGGTCAAAAACAAAATCTCGCCATCATCCCCGACAACCTTGTCGATCACGGGAATGGTGAATTGTGGTGGCAGAACGCAGGTGATACGCACCATCTGATGCCGGACTGGCAGGTCAATGTGGCGCACCCGCTCGGTGGTCGGATCGTTGGCCCTGGCATTGACCACCCGCTGGACCACCTCAAGACTTTCCCGAGAACGCACACCACCCACATCCAGAGCATAGGCAGCACGAGCAATGCAGCGCTGGCCGGCAGCATAGGCCACCGGGTTATTCGATGGAATTGGCCTCATGACAGCACCCAGTACATGAACACAAAGAACAGCACCACCACAACAAAAGCTTCAAGGTCATCCACAAGCTGCTCCATCTCGTTGGAATCACGCAGGAATTGTACGAACCAGTTCATTTGCAGTCCCCCCAGCCGTCAGTGTGGTCCAGCCCAGCATCATGCTTGAGCTCGTGCTCAATCACGCATTCACGAGTCCAAGGTGCAAGCCGCTTGGCCAGCAAAATATAGCCAGGGTTTGGCAGGCCGTACTGATCCTTCGACCAAGGGATGTAGCAGCCCAATGGGCCATGCATCGAGGCAACGCCAGGAATCCGATTCCGATAGCAGCCTTCGGGAAACCGGTCAACCTCCAAAATCACCGGCTTAACAGGTGAAGGTTCACGAACGGTGGACTTGTGCCAGGCAACCTCATGGGCCACCGCAGGAACGGCAACCAGCGCAATGGTGGCACCGATCACAAACCAGATCAGGAACCAGTAGCGAATCAGAAAGCGCTTCATGCTGGCACCGCCAGAACGGTAATGGCAGGAGCAACACGCACCTCGAACCCCAGGGCGGTGATGTGCTTCAACAGGTGCCGCGGCAAGGTGCGGGTGCCGGCAATGGCGCAGAAGGACTGAGCCTTCTCGCAGGCCGGGTAGATCATCTCGTTACCGTAGACGGTACGAACCTCAACAACGATGTGCAGTGATTCATTGGTGGCCATTTCGTTCTCCAGTTACACGCTCAGGAATTGAGCGCCACGAAGCCATTGAAACATGGCCGCAAATAAAATGCAAGAAAAGATTTGCATTTATTTTGCAATGGGTATAAAGTGCACCCAGAAACAACGAACCGAGGACCGAACATGCCACTGACCATAGCCGAGCGCCGAGCGCGGATTGACCTGAAGGAAAAGCAGATGAAGATGGCCGTAAACCTGAGAGCTCAGGGCAAGACCTGGTACGAGATTGCCGAGACAATTGGGGTGAACAGCCACCAGCGGGCAAGCCAGATACACCATGATGCGGTGATGCTGGGAATCAAGCCGCAGTTGACAAGCCAGAAAAAGGGGGGGTAAGATGATTGCAACAAGTTCCCGGGTGGCACCGGGCGACATGCAGGAAGGCCCACGCGGTGGGCGGATTTTCGGAAGTGGGTACCTTGGTGGACTGCACCGCCAGGGCGACTCGGGTGCCAACCCCCAAGAATCTGCCCAGCACGTGGGCTTTTTCATGGGGGATCACAAAGCTCCCACGATCCGGGTAAGCAGAGAGCCTGCATGGGCTGCAGATCAGAAAACACCGGCCACCTGTCACCAGGGTGCGCGCCGACCCGGACTAGGTAAGGGGTACCGGGTAAAGCTGCAGGCACTACGGTGGAACCAGGCCGGCAGCGAAAGGAACCTCCCGCCTCGCGCACTTGGGGTATCGAAGGCAAAGCACCGCTTCCCTTCCCTACCCGGAGAGACTGGACAGCTACCCTGTCCACCCTTGGAGAGCCTATGCAACTGACCATCGTACCCCCCACCTCCAAGGAACCAGAGGACTTCGATGTGTTCTGGAAAGCCTACCCGAGCAAGCAAAACAAGGGAGAGGCACGCAAGGCATTCTTCCAGACCCGCAAGGTCAGGCCCAGCATGGACGAGCTCCTGCAGGCCATAGAGAACCAGAAGCGAACTGACAGATGGGTACGGGGATTTATCCCAGACCCCCACAGATGGCTGCTGGGGGAACGATGGGAGGACCAGGTGGCCGAGGAGATCAACGTACTCGAACTCGAAGCCCAGAAGGCTGCCAATCTGCGGAAAGAGCGGGAACGGAAACAAGCGGAGTGGGATGCCTTGGGACCAGAGGAGAAGCTGGCCAGGGTAAGAAATAGGAAAATTCAAAAGGAGGCTGTATGAGGTATTTGGAATTTCTCGATCGTAAGTCGCAAGGCGGTGCTGACAGCGGATTTAAGCCCGTGTTTATGCCTGACTTACTGTTTGATTTTCAGCGCGAGTTGGTTGAGTGGTCGGTAAGCAAAGGGCGCTGCGCCGTTTTTGCAGACTGCGGGCTTGGCAAAACACCGATGGGGCTTACTTGGGCATCAAACGTGGTGCGGCATACCAACAAGCCAGTGCTGTACCTGACCCCTTTGGCGGTTGCATCGCAGACTGTGCGTGAGGCTAACAAGTTTGGGATTGAAGCGAAACAATCAAAGGACGGCGCGCACGATGGGCATGTGATCGTGGCGAACTACGAGCGGCTGCATTACTTTTCGCCGGATGACTTCTCCGGGGTGGTGTGCGACGAGTCGAGCATCCTCAAGAGCTTTGCCGGCCAACGAAAAAAAGAGATCACTGAGTTTATGCGCAAGGTGCCGTACCGCCTTTTGCAAACCGCGACCGCGGCGCCGAACGATTACATCGAGCTCGGCACTTCGTCTGAGGCATTGGGCTACATGGGGCACATGGACATGCTCAATCGGTTCTTTAAGAACGACCTGAACAACAGCGCCACCGGCCGCATGCGTGGCGAGGTGGTGAAGTGGCGCTTGAAGGGCCATGCCGAGCTACCCTTCTGGCGTTGGGTCTGTTCATGGGCCCGGGCAATCCGCAGGCCGTCTGACCTTGGCTTTGACGATGCGCGGTTTATCCTGCCGCCGCTCAATGAAGTAGAGCACCTGGTCGAAGCACAAACGCTCGCGCCAGGGATGCTGTTCGCCATGCCTGCCGTTGGCTTGAAAGAGCAGCGCGAGGAACGGCGCAGGACGATCCAGGAGCGGTGCGAGCGAACCGCTGCACTGGTCAACCAAACCGGCCAGCCGGCGCTGGTGTGGTGCCACCTGAACGACGAAGGCGACTTACTTGAACAGTTGATACCAGATGCGGTGCAGGTTTCCGGAAGTGATTCTGACGATGCGAAAGAGGAAAAGCTTGAAGCCTTTGCCGCCGGCAAGGCGCGCATCCTGATTACGAAACCGAAGATCGGCGCATGGGGCTTGAACTTCCAGCACTGCAACCATGTGACGTTTTTCCCATCGCACTCGTTTGAGCAGTATTACCAGTCCGTGCGCCGTTGCTGGCGCTTCGGGCAAAAGTGTGCAGTAAAGGTAGACATTATCAGCACAGAGGGTGAGCGTGGAGTAATGCAGAATTTGCAACGCAAGGCGGAACAGGCCGACGAAATGTTTTCGCGGCTGGTGGCGGAAATGAACAACGCGCTCAAGATTGACCGGGCAAACAACATGAACAAAAAAATGGAGGTTCCATCGTGGCTGTGATCGACCAGTGCATTACCGAGAAGTTTGCCATCTACAACGCTGACTGCATGGAGGTGATGGCAGGCCTGCCGGATGGAGTCATTCACCATTCGATCTACTCGCCACCATTCGGCGGCCTGTACCACTACAGCAGCAACGAGCGCGACCTGTCGAACTGCGATGACTACGATTCGTTCTTCGAGCACTACACCTTCATTGTTCGGGAACTGGCCAGGGTTACGATGGCCGGAAGGATTAGCGCAGTGCATTGCATGGATGTGCCGCGCAGCAACAGCGGCACAGATGCGCTGATCGATTTTCCTGGCGACATCATCAGGTTGCACGAGAAAGAGGGATGGCGCTATACAGGTCGGCGTGCAATCTGGAAAGAGCCGCTTGCCGTGCGCCTTCGCACAATGCAGAAGAACCTGGCGCACGCCTCACTCGTGGCTGATTCAATTGATTGTGGAGTGGCATCGGCCGACTTCCTGCTGACCTTCCGTCGTGCCGGTACGAACCCTATGCCGGTCCAACACCCGCATGGAATGATGGACTATGCCGGTGAACGTGTTCCGCCATCGGATGTGATGAGCTATCGCGGCTGGACTGGCAAGCAAACCGAGAACAGGTTTTCGCACTGGATCTGGCGGCAATACGCCGATTGCATGTGGGATGACATCAGGATCAACCGAGTGCTACCATTTCGTGAAGCGCGCGACAGCGAGGATGAAAAGCACGTGCACCCGCTGCAGCTTGACGTGATTGACCGGTGTGTGGAGCTTTTCAGCAACCCAGGCGAAACAGTGTTCACCCCATTCATGGGAGTTGGCAGCGAAGTTTATAGCCCGGTGCTGCTCGGGCGCCGCGGCATGGGCGTTGAGCTCAAGCCAAGCTACTACCGGCAGGCGGTCAAGAATGTGCAGATGGCTGCTGCCGGCCGCAAAGACATTGAAACGTCAGAATCATTGAATTTTGATGAAGCGGAAGCGGCCGGATAATGGGCATGATGCGCTTTAAGTCCGAGGAGGACTTCAAGGAATTCCAGAAACGCACTGGCATACGGGAAACCAAGCCGTACCGTGCACCGAACCAGGGTGGATCGCAAACCTTGGCCCAGACAGGTCAGACGGAACCTAAAGCGATCGCCGTGAGCCGCGGCAAATATCCGTCAGGCCAAGATAAACCAAAGGCGCCACCAGGACCCAGCCAGATACACATCCGCATGCGCCAGCAGATCCAGACAGCAGGACTACCCGATCCGATCGAGGAGTATTACCACATCAAAGGCCGGGACATGCGCTTGGACTTTGCCTGGCCGGACATGAAGATCGGCCTGGAGGTACAGGGAATGGTTCATCGCATAAAAGGAAAGTGGGAGAGGGACATAGAGAAACATAATTTGTGCATAATAAATGGGTGGAAAGTGTTATATGTAACTGGTAAGATGGTCAGATCTGGCGATAGCATCGTCCTTGTAACGGAGTTTTTGAACAGTGACATGGGAACTAGATTGGGCACACCCTAATACCACTGGCACTATGGTGTGGGGAAGGAATTTGAATTCACATCTGAAATCAGGTAGAGAGTGGCATTTGGTGCCAACCGGATACATGAGGAAGATTGGCATTCAGACGCCGGTATACAGGTCCGACTCATGGGAAGTGGATTGGAAACGAAGGAATGGGAAATTGGTATGGGCAAGAAATGAAAAAAGCAAAATACCATCCGCCAGATATTGGCATTGGATCGACTTCCATACCCTCAACCGAAACGGCATAGCGTGGAAGCCAGCGCGTCAAAGAACTGGTAGGCAGAGGAGCAGCAGCGGGTACATTTATCTTTCGGCAAGTGGTATGACGCAAGCAGATATTGCTCTTTGCGATGAGCATTCAATGTGGCATAGAAGCGTCAGAGCATCCGGCCGTGGATTGGTAGCCGAGCATAGGCTAGTCGCTTTGAAAAAGTACGGAAAACTCCCATCTGGAACTGTTGTTAGGCACTTCAATGGAATTAAAGACGACAACCGGCCGGAGAATTTGCTGCTAGGCTCAATTGCCGAGAACAACATGGACCACAACACAGCCAGGTTGATGGCAATGTATTGGCGAGAAAAATATGAGGAAGCGATTGCTGGGATTTGAGGTAAGTGGGGCTGCAGTAAGGGACGAGCGCGGGATTGAATGGCTGAAGCAACTGATGAAGGTGTAGATCAACGGGGCGGCGCATGACCGGAGTTGGATTGCAGGGGTGCAATCTCGTGAAAGGCCTGTCATCTCATGACTACACAGTACGTCAAAAACGAAGGTAGCCCGCCGCCCCACCAAACAGGAGAATGAAGATGGAAGTTTGTAAATGTAGTGGAATAAACGGAAACCACGATTACAAGTGCGAGCACTATGCAGCCCAAGCAGCAGCAACGCTGGAGCCTGATCCAGTTTTAGAAATGTTGGGTAAGTGGGGTCCGTTTCGGCATTCAAACGGAGTTATTTGCTGCGGCTCCTTACGAGTTGCACGGGCAGATTTTGACACGAATCCGCCTGCCGATGTGCAAAAGGAAATACTTGATGCGCTATGTGGGATCACCCCATCAACGCCGGAGCCAGTTGCGTGGAAATGCTTTCATTGCGCCGAGTCATTTACGAACGTGGAAGATGCGCGTTTGCATTTTGGTGCGACTGAGCGTGTGCAGCCCATTTGCCAGATCGACGCAGCGCATGTGCGTGAGATGGAAGCGGAGTTGAGCCGTTACAGAGAGGAAGATACCGATCTGCACAGGACAATTGCCGCTCTTGAATCGGCGCACTATTTAGCACTTCAACGCGAAGAAGAAAAAGGCTATGCACGCGGTCTACGTGACGCCCGGAATGGAACGACCTGAACCGGCAACGATGCCGAAGGGGGAATGATGAGCGACTTTGAAACGATGGAAAAAGGTTGGGCAAAAATCGCCGAACTCACCCGCCAGCTTGCCGAAGTTACGGCAGAGCGAGATGCGCTCAAAGAACTGGCAACCTGCGCTTGTGGCGATGGCTTTACAACCTCCGACCCTGGAACGTGCGGGAACTGCCTTGCCGCGACTAACGCTGGTTTGGATGCGCTCAAAGCTGATGCGGAGAGGTATCGATGGCTGCGTGAGCCGACCAATCCAGTTCAAAAGTGCTACTACTCTCGCGGAGACTTTGGAAAAGGTTTGCTTACCGGCAAGATGCTTGACGCAGCCATCGACGCAGCGCGGGAGGGGAAATGAACGCACATATTGAACGTATGGCGAGGGATGTTGGTTGCGTTATTGGAGATGATGGCCCCGACTGTCAGTTTGAAGTTTCATTCAACCGCACACAACTTGAAGCCTTCGCCCGCCTGATAGCGGAGGATTGCGCGTCTATTACCGAAGACTCAGATTGTGACCAACAAGAGTATCACTGCGAAACGATGATGAGAAGCGCACAAGCAATTCGGGAGCGGTACAAATGATCCACGGCAAGACCCCAACCAAGGCCGAGAAGGAATGGATGGACAAGATCGTCCGGCTGGGGTGCATTGTTTGCCGGATTCAGAATCGCGGGTATGTCCCAGCGCTCCCTCACCACATCCTTCTAGGCGGCCGGCGCCAGAGCCACATGGAAACCATACCTCTGTGCGATCCAGGCCACCACCAGGGAGCCCCAGCGCAAAGCATTGAAATAAGCCGACACCCAAACAAAGCCAGATTTGAGGCAAAATATGGAACAGAGGAATACCTGCTGGAGTTGACCCAGGAGGCAGTGAGGAGATGCATCAAGTGATCAACTACCTGATTACCGGCGGCACCGGCTACTTCGGCCAGGCCTTCGCCAAGCACCTGCTGGAACATGAAAGCACCAACAAGGTGTGCATCTACTCCCGAGGGGAGTACACCCAGCACCTGATGCGCCAGAAGTTCAAGAACGACGAGCGCCTGCGCTTCTTCATCGGTGACGTTCGGGACCAGCCAAGGCTCCAGATGGCCATGCGCGATGCCGATGTGGTGGTGCACGCAGCAGCCCTAAAGCGGGTGGAGGTGGGCGAAACAAACCCGATCGAAATGGTAAACACAAACGTCGACGGCACCCGGAACGTGATCACATCGGCCATCAATCTGCACAAGGACGCCCGGGAACCGATCGAGGTGGTCTACCTAAGCACCGACAAAGCCTGTGCACCGCTGAACTGCTACGGCGCCACCAAGCTGGTGGGCGAGAAGCTGATGCTGGCAGCCAACAACATCGTTGGACAGGACGGCCCAGCTTTTGCCGTGACCAGATACGGAAATGTTGCTGGATCCACCGGATCGATTATCCCAACCTGGCGCTCCATGCTTTGGCACAAGCGGGAAAGCAAGCGAACGGTAACCGTAACCGACCCAAGGTGCACCCGCTACTGGATGAGCCTGCAGGAGGCCGTAGACCTGGTGCAATGGACCATCCACAACATGACCGGCGGGGAGCTCGTAGTTCCAAGCCTGCCGGCTTATGAAGTGGGAGACTTGGCCAAGGCCATGGATGCGGAGGAACTGGTGTGCACTGGCCTGACCCCAGGCGAGAAGATGCACGAGGAAATGATCAGCCAGTCTGAGGCGCAGGAATTCTGGCGGGTAGGCCAAGACGCTTACTGGCTCAAAGGCACATGGGCGCAGACCTGCAGCAAAGAGCGCCGGCAGGACAAGATGAGCAGCGACCAGGCGGTAAGACTGAGCGTGAACCAGATCCGTGAACTACTGACAGGGGTGGAGTGATGGATGCATTCAAGGTGGTCCGAGACTTCGAGCAGGCTCTTTGCAACTACACCGGCGCCAAGTACGCAGTAACCAGCACCAGCTGCACGATGGCCCTGCTGTTGGCCTGCGCCTGGCATCTTCGCCCTGGTCCGCTCCTGACCGTTGATGAGTATGGCTCACCAACGCTTTTCAGAGATCCAATCAGCATCCCTAAGCGCACCTACGTTGGCGTACCCATGAGCATCATCCACGCTGGCGGCCGGCCGGTGTTCAGGGACGAGCAATGGGAAGGCGAATACGAGTTGGAACCGTTGCCGGTTTGGGACAGCGCAAGGTACTTCACCAGCCGCATGTTCCGGCCAAACAACATGCAGTGCGTCAGCTTTCACTGGTCCAAAACCTTGGGTATCCAGCAGGGTGGCGCCATCCTCCACGACAACCCCGAAGCAGACGAATGGCTGCGCCGTGCAAGGTTTGACGGCCGCAAAGAAGGTGTACCACCCAAAGATGACCATGACCTGATCATAGGCCACCATGCATACATGAGCCCGGAAACGGCAGCAGCCGGCATAGTCAGGTTGGCAACGCTGCCCAAGCACAACGATCCGCTGCCTTGGGGCCCGGGCACCAACAGCGACTATCCGGATTTAAGTTTGATCAGGGCATTCAAATGAAGCCATGCATCAGGTGCGGGAAAAGTGAAAGATACACCGATGGAGAGTGCAAGCATTGCTCCCGCGAAAGATCAAAAAAATATGTAGAAAACATGAAAGTCAACCAGCCTGAAAAATGGGAGAAATTGGCGCAAATGAACAAGGAGCGTGGTGCGAAGTCTTACGCCAAAAATAAGGATAGACGGGCAGAATTAAATCTAAAGCAATATGGCCTTTCCCAGAAGGAATGGGATGAAATGTTTCATGCTCAGAATCAGTGTTGTGCAATTTGTGGCAAACACCAAAGCAACTTCAAATACAGATTGGCCGTTGATCATTGTCACTCGACAGGAAAAATCAGGGCTTTGTTATGCCCAAAATGCAACAATGCTGTAGCTGCTTTTGAAAATTATGCGGAGTTAGTTCAAAATTATTTGGAGCGTTTCAAATGACCAAGACAACCATCAAAGGCAAAGGAAACTGGCGCACCTCAGCAGAAGCTACCAGGCTCAAGAACCTGCGCCTGGAAGCAGAAGCCCAGAGAATCAACGCCAGACGCAGCATGCAACTGACCAAGGGAGACATTACCATCTGCCCATCCTTCCCCATCAAACCCCTGCGGATGCAAGCCCCGCCCTACCGGCGCCCGCTGATCGATGCCCCAGGCTGCACAGTCCGATCCATTGACGGTGACCTGCAATGAGCAATGTGGAAGAAGTCACCACCAGCCTGGAGGTAGACGCCCTCCAAGGGTTTGTGATCATCAAGATGCGCCAGCCCAACGGCGACATCCTGTTCACCCGGTACGACCCCCAGACCGCCTTGGAAATTGCTGACACCATTGGCAAGACCAGCTACTACGCCAAGTACGGGAAACCCAGAGAACTGGTGGTCAGCCTGTCCGACCAGATGATCGAAATGAAACGCAAACGACTTACCCAGCGGTGCGCCCTCATGATCAACAGCATGCTGGCCGACAAGAAAAGCAACCAGGAGATTGTGGAAAGGCTGGTGGACCAAGTGATGGCGGAAGTGCTGTGACCTGTGCAATTATTCCCGCAAGGGGTGGCAGCCGGCGCATTCCAGGGAAAAACATACGGCTCTTCCACGGCAAGCCCATCATCGCCTACAGCATTGAAGCCGCCAGGAAGTCCGGGCTCTTTGACCATATCATCGTCAGCACCGACAGCGACGAGGTGGCAGCCGTAGCCAGGCAGTACCGGGCCAGAGTGCTCAAGCGCCCAGCCAACCTGGCCGACGACCAAACCCCCACATGGCCGGTAATCCAGCACGCTCTGGAGGTACTTGACAGTGGCGACCAGCCGATCAAGCCAGACTTTACCTGCTGCATCTACCCCTGCGCGCCGATGCTGGACCCGCTGGACCTGAAGCATGCTGAACTGGTGGTCAACAACAAAGACCCACACCGGGCATGGTATTGCGTACCGGTGGCCGAATGGTTGAAGGATCCCGGCCAGTTTTACTTTGGCGTAAGCCATGCCTTCCTGAACGGCACCCCACTGATAAGCGACCGCACCAGGATGATCCAGATTGACCCTCGTCGAGCCATTGACATCAACACCGAGGACGACTGGCACAAAGCCCTAACCATGTACGAGGAACTCCACAAATGAACCAGCAACAAGAGCACTGGACCGGCAACGAAGGCAAGGAATACGCAGCCAGGAGCCCTGGCGATGCGACAGCGTCCTATGTGATGTTCCGCAAGATTCAAGACGCAAACCCAGACCTCGACCCAAAGTCAGTGATCGAGTTTGGGGCAGGGATGGGTACCAACCTGTCTATTCTTCCGCGAGTGTGGTCTGGAATCCATCGTACAGGGGTGGAAATCAACAAGGACACCTGCCTGTACCTTGCCGAGCACTGCGAGCGTATGATCTGCAGCCCGCTCCAAGACCTGAAGCCCATGCCGCAGGTTGACTTGACGTACACCAGAGGCGTGCTGATCCACATCCCCAAGCAGGACTTGAACCAGGTATATGACCTGCTGTACCACTCCAGCAAGCGCTGGATCATGGTGGCAGAATACTACTCGCCCAAGCGCACCATGATCCCCTACCGCGGCAAGGACAACCTGCTGTGGAAGGATGACTTCGCCGGCCAGATCATGGACCGATATCAAGACCTGAAGCTGATCGACTATGGCTTTGTATACTACCGCGACCCGATAGCTCCACAAGGAGACATAACGTGGTTTTTGATGGAGAAGCAAGGGCTGCCAGTATTTCAACAAACCCCGGCAAACCTTGCAGCCATGGAATCGGACCTGCTCAAACAATCAACCTAACCGCTTCTGAGGAGGAGCCATGTACAAACGCTGCACCAAGTGCCTGATACCCAACACCAGGCCCGACACTCACTTCAACGAGCATGGCGTCTGCTCGGCCTGCACCACCTACGAGAAGCGCAAGGAGATCGATTGGTCTAACCGCAAGCTGCTGCTTGAGGAACTGTTTGAGAGCGCCCCAAAGAACGGATCAGGATACGACTGCATTGTCCCGAGCTCAGGCGGTAAGGACAGCACGTACCAGGTGCTGACCCTGATTGAACTGGGGGTGAAACCACTGGTGGTGACCGCCAGCACCTGCCACCTGACCGAGATTGGCCGCTCCAACATTGACAACCTGAAGCGCTTCGCCACGACCATCGAGGTGAGCCCGAACACGGAAGTCCGCAAGAAGCTGAACAAGGCTGGGCTGGAAATGGTCGGGGATATCAGCTGGCCGGAACACGTGAGCATTTTCACCACCCCATTCAAAGCCGCCATTGCCTACGGAATACCCCTGATCATGTACGGGGAAAACCCCCAAGCCGAGTACGGCGGCCCCCCGGGTACTGAGCAAGCTCGGGAAATGACGCGCCGCTGGGTGTCTGAGTTTGGCGGATTCCTTGGCCTGCGGCCGGATGACCTGATTGGCCATGACGGAATCACCAAGCAGGACATGCAAGACTACCAGGCGCCGGACGCCAGAACCATATCCGAACGCCACATCCAGGCCCACTTCCTTGGCCACTACCTGCCATGGGACAGCGCCCAGAACGCCAGGATCGCCACCAAGAACGGCATGAGGGCCATACAAGCCAGCCATGCAAACTGGTGGCTGTGCGAAAACCAAGACAATGCCCAGACCGGGCTGCACGACTACATGATGTACCGCAAGTACGGGTACGGCAGGGGCTGCGCCCAGATCAGCGTGGACATCCGGCAAGGCAAGGTTCCACGTGAAACAGCCTTGGAATGGGTACAGCACCACGACGGCCTGTTCCCGGAAGAATACATGCGGGTGGGCTACCAGGACATGCTGAAGCGGATTGGCTACGACCCGGACAGAATCTGGACGCTGATGGACAAGTTCACCAACTGGGACATCTTCACCCGGGACCACGTGGACGACAAGACCGTGCGCCTGCTGAAGGACGAGTGATGAATCCAAACAGAGAACAGCGGCGCCAACTTGAAAAAGACAACGCCAAGTATCCGGAGCATCTGGTAGAAGTGCCGAAAGGAGAATGGGAGCACTTGAAAGCCCAGCAGCCGAATCGCATGTGCGTCTGGCGCTCACGAGCATTTCTGGTGCAGGCTTTCTACGAAAGCAACACCATGCTGCGCCTGTCGGTTAACCGCACCAGCATGGGAAACAACGGCCGTTGGGAAGAAAACATCACGTGGGACGACCTGCAGCGCCTGAAACGCGAAGCGGGATACGGAAACCACGACGCAGCCGAGGTCTACCCGCGAGACAGCAATGTCGTGAACGTGGCCAACATGCGGCACCTGTGGGTATGGCTGGATGGCAGCATGGACTTCGGCTGGAAGAAATGATGCTGGCCAAGCGCATCATCCCAACCCTTCTGCGGGACGGCGACAAGCTGGTCAAGGGCGAGAAGTTCAATGGCTGGCGATCGGTAGGCCATGCCCGCCAGGCAGTACGCATCATGGCCCAGCGAGGCGTCGACGAGATGGTTTTGCTGGACATAACCGCCACAGCCCAGAAGCGCCGGCCGGATCCAGCCGATATCCGCAAGTACGCCGACGAGTGCTTCATGCCGTTGACGATCGGCGGAGGGATTGACAGCCTCCAGGACGTCAAGGTGTGCCTGAACAACGGCGCCGACAAGGTGTGCATTGGAGCCGCAGGGGCAGGCCTGATCAGCGACATAGCCGCCATGTACGGGTGCCAGGCAGTCGCAGCCGCGCTGGACTATGAGTGGATCAACGGAACCATGACCGTCAGGCACGCCAAAATACGCGGCACAGCAACACCAGTGGAATACGCCAAGCATTTGGCAAGTGCGGGAGCAGGTGAGATCATCCTAACCAGCATAGACCGGGAAGGCACCATGACAGGCTACGACCTGGAAACCATCAAGGCGGTATCGGACGCGGTACCCATCCCCGTAATTGCACACGGTGGCTGCTCTGGATACCAGGACATGCTGAACGCCATAAAGGCTGGGGCCAGCGCAATCGCAGCCGGCGCCCTGTTCCAATTCACCGATTGCACGCCACGCGGAGCCGCCCTATACTTGGCCGAGCACGGCATAGAAACACGACTCTGAGGAGAGGACATGCCAGTAACGCTGCAGGACGTGCGCCAGAACAGTGACGCACTCAAGGTATTGTGGGACTTGCTCGAGGAGCGCCCACCCGAAGCCAACATTAGCCATGGTGGCCACCTGCCTGAATGGACCGACCACCAAAGCCATGTGGAGCACCACGACCACCTTGGCTGGTACTTGATACAAGACGAAGGGGTGACAGTCGGATCCGTATACATCACGAAGAAGGGCGAGATTGGCGTTGCCATATTCAAGAGCCAGCACCAGAAAGGCTACGCCATGGCCGGCATCAAAGCGGTGATGGACAAGCACCCAAGGACGGAATACCTGGCCAACGTGGCGCCGACCAACGGCCCGAGCCACCACCTGTTCCAGAAGCTGGGTGGCGAACTGATCCAGTACACTTACAGGCTCAAGCCAAATGCCTAAACCAAGAAAAACACTGTCAGAGTTTTTTTGGGCACGCGTCAACAAATCGGATGGGTGCTGGGAATGGACTGGCCGCAAGATGTATTTTGGATATGGGAGTATTAGGCTTTATAGAAATGCCCCCCAAATATCAAGCCATCGGGCATCATGGCAGATACACTTCGGTGAAATACCTGAAGGGTTGTGCGTTTTGCATCGCTGCGACAATCCATCGTGTGTCCGGCCCGACCACCTATTCCTCGGGACAATCCAAGACAACAATATGGATGCCAAACAAAAAGGGCGGGCAAAAGTGGCATCCAAAGGGTGGCAAAGGAACAAAACACATTGTAAAAATGGCCATGTGTTCGATGAAGCGAATACTTACGTTTACGGAACCAAGCGCAACTGCCGTATATGCAGAGCCAAAAATGAGGCTAATCGTCGGGAAAGAAAGGCCGCAGTGTTATGACAAAGCCCCCATTTATGGTTTGTGAGCTGAGCGCGAACCACAACGGCAGCCTGGAAACCGCACTCAAGACCATTGAAGCCGCGGCAATGGCCGGTGCAGACGCCGTGAAGTTCCAGACCTGGTCACCAGACCTGATGTGCGTTGCCAAGAACTACACCATCAAAACCGGCAAGTGGGCTGGGCAGAACCTTGCCGACCTGTACGACACCGCATGGACCCCATGGAACTGGCACAGCCGCCTGTTCGACGAGGCATGGCGCTGGAACCTGATGCCATTCAGCACCCCATTCGACCTGCCAAGCCTCGAATTCCTTGAAACGCTGGACTGCCCCATGTACAAGGTAGCCAGCTTCGAGCTCACCGACATCCGGCTGATCGAAGCCATTGCCAAAACCCGCAAGCCGATGATCATGAGCACCGGCATGGCGACCGATAACGAAGCCAAGATGGCCGCAACCAAAGCCATTGGATCGGGATGCAGGGACCTGACCATGCTCAAGTGCACCAGCGCCTACCCAGCCAGCCCCGAGGATGCCAACCTGGCCACCATAGCAGACATGAAGGAATGGCTGACGCTGAGCACCGTCAAGTGGAATGTAGGCCTGTCAGACCACACGCTGGGATCGGCAGTGGCCGTTGCAGCAGTAGCCTTGGGCGCCACCGTGATCGAGAAACACTTCATCCTGGACCGCTCCATGGGTGGACCAGACGCCGAATTCAGCATGGAACCACACGAGTTCAAGCGAATGGCAGAGGATTGCCGTATTGCAGCAAAGGCCATTGGGAGCGTATCCTACGGCCCAACAGCCAGCGAAAACACTGAACTGAGGCGTAGCCTGTACATCAGGCGCGACATGAAACCAGGCGAAACCCTGCAGGAACAGGACATTGTGACCAGCCGGCCGAACCAGGGGGCAGACCCATACACCATTGGCAACTACATAGGCAGGACGATTGCCAAGGAAACCCCGGCCGGCACCCCGCTGACCGCCAATTGCATCACATGAGGAGAGGCCCATGAACGCAGTAGTCGCACCCAAACCGAAAGAACCAACCGACACCGCCAAGATGCTGACCAACCAGCCGCACGCCGTCATCATCACCGCCATGCTGTGGTGCATCCGCAACAGCCTGGACAACTTCGCCATGGTCATTGCGGATGAGCAGGTGGAAGCCTTCCGCAAGAGCCTGGACTACAACGAGCAAAAGCCCAAGCTGATCATCGAAGCCAGACATGGTTATACAGTGGTCAGGATGGAAGATGCTGCCACCGGCAATGCCATCATCCAGTCCGAATCGACCGAAAAGGACCAGGACAAGAAGGAAGCCGCCCAAAAGCTGCGTACTGCAGTGCAACAATCCCGAGGTGTGATTGAGCAGGCCAAGGCCGACCTGAGCACCCAGACCATCAGCAACAGCACCATCCTGGACCTGTGCGACTTGTGCAGCCTGATGGCCAAGGAACTGGGCAAAATAGGGTAACTTACTGGTTCTAAAGTAGAAAATTTATGGCAACCAGACCAAAGACAGGCGGCCGGCAGAAAGGAACGCCGAACAAGAAGTCAGTGGCGCAGCGCGTCAGGGCGATCAAAGGCGGTATTTTGCCCTTGGATTACATGCTCAAGGTCATGCGCGCACCCATCCCCAAGAACTTGAGCGAGGATGAAAAACGCTTCGAGAAGGCCAGGCGGGACAAGATGGCCGACTGCGCTGCCCCATACCTGCATTCCAAACTGCAGGCAGTGAACAAGGCTGGGAGTTCGGAGATTGAGATAGTGGTGCAGGACGAAACCAGCCGGATTGAGAAGGCGCGCAGGGTAGCCTTTGTGCTGGCGCAGGGTGCCAAGGCAGCAAAAGCCGCAAAGGGTGTGGCAAAAGCTTAGCCATTCGGAATACACTACCCCAACCCAAGGAGAACACCATGAAGATGATCAGCATGAAGCGCACCCCCGAGGACAAGCGGGAGGATGCTGGCGAACACGCTCCCATGGAAGCCATGGCGCCAGACTACCCCTACGGCCTGTGCATCCACATGGACAAGGACGAACTGGACAAGCTGGGCATTACCGACCTGCCGAAGGTCGGGACCGAGATGACCATGACCGTCAAGGTGTGCGTGACCATGGTTAGCCAAAGCGCTGCAACTGGCAAAGAAGCCTACGAGCAGACCAGCGTCAACTTCCAGATCACCGACATGGCGCTGGAATGAACCTGACCAAAGCCGAGTACGAAGCAGGGGTGGCCGAGTTCCAGACCAGGTTCGTGGTGGCCTGTAAAGCCTGCCATCGGGAGGAAGTCCGGAGCCCGCTCCTGCACGTTGGCGACTTGGATGCCGAGCGCAGCCCACCAGCCAAGCGCCTGAGAGCCACCTGCAAGGGGAAATCCCCTAGACCTTGCAAGTTCCAACTTGGTGCAAAGGTGATCGAGCTTACCCATGCCCAAGCGATTGACTTGGAACTGTGCCAGCCGGCTGAGGTGACCTTGTAAAACGCTGGTGCTGGTGGTAATCTTCTGCCAAGGAGAGGGACAAGAGTGAGGTACCATCATGCCCAAAGGCACCGGCCTGCCGCCGAATACGATCCTGTCGGCCCCTGATTTTGTCCAGCATGTATCCCTGGCCTCAAGCGTAGGCCAAGCCTTCGACACCCCAGCCGGCATGGGGTACGTGCTGTTCTCCTTCCGCGGTGACTTTTCTGCCCGATACGGATCAACAAGTGCAGCGAACGTGACCACCTCGTCCACGGCCGCCACTGGATCCGAGATCAACCCGACGATCCGGAACATTGTTAGCACGGCCCAGACCACTGGAATATCGGTCATTGCTGATCAAGCCATCACCGGCACCTTAAGCTGGTACAAACCGGCATGATCTACCAGAGGTACAGTGGGGCTCGTGGTGGCAGGATTGCTGCTGGCCGTGATTCTGACTTGAGTGGCCGCGTTGGATCGTTGAGCGCCGACCAATCGTGGGATCCACGGTATGCAAGACAATCGCTAACAGCGCTTTGGCTGCCGGGTGTTGGGCAGACTAATGCTGGTGGTGGGTTGTGTTCGCAATGGGATGACCGAAGCGGAAACGGTAACCACCTGACTGCTGCCGGTGCGGCAAGGCCAACCATCAATGCAGACGGTTCATTGACAGGTGATGGCGTAGCCAACATTATGAAAACCGCAGCGTTTGGCGCTGCAATCTCCCCACCGTATGTCGTGACGATGCTGTTCACTCCAGTTACTTGGACAATTCTTGACACGATATTTGACAGGCTAACGGGTGGTCCTGCCACGTTTGCCGCTGTTTTCAATGCTGGAGTGACGCCAGAGGTGTATCAATATAGCACCATAACTGGCGCAGGCGTAAGCGCCACACTTGGAACAAGGCAAGTGCTGCAAGCGGTCTTTGCTGGCAATGCTAGCTCCAGCCTCCGCATCAACAATAATGCCGCCGTAACAGGCGACAACGGAACCGCAACGCTTGACGGTTTTTCCTTGTTTGGGCGCAATGACCTTGTGAACTTTGCAAATATCACCGTTCAAGGCGTAAGTATTCGCAGTGCAAACAACCCCATACTGAACAACAAAGATACCTATTTCTGGCTGAAGCAGGGTGGCTTGTGAAATACCAGCCCACCATGTAGACTACGCACCGGAACCTGGCCGGCCGCCGCGACGACCAGGGCAAGAGGGAGAGGGATCGCGTATTTGCCACGGCTCCGGCCGGATTCTAGGAGAATCACATGCCATTCATTGCAAACAACGCCCCCCTGTACCGCTCCCGCATTCGCACCAGCATCTACGGTGACCGCCTTGCACTTGACGATGACGGCGCCCTTGTCGGCCCGTTCGCCCTCAAACAAGGCCTGACCACCCTGGGATCTACCGCAACCCAGATCCCGGCCCACGGCCTGACCATCCTCAACGCAGCCGCGGCATCGACCTATGTGCTGGACCCGCCGATGCTTGGTGTCGAAAAGATGCTGATGCAATCGAGCAACGGCACCAGCCACAACATCATCACCGGCACCAGCAACATCAAGATCATCAGCACCTTCGGCTCGACCCAACAGCGCGTATGCCTGCAATCATCCGGTGACTTTGTTCGCTTGGTGGGCATGAGCACTGCACAATGGGCGGTGGTGGGGCTGACGGCCGGCGTATCGATTACGACCTGATTCCAACCACTCCTGAGGAGGAGAAGCATGAAAATAGCCATCATGGGCTCGGCCCCATCGTCCATCCGCCTGGCGCCGTTCTCGGACCCGGCATGGTCGATCTGGGGATGCAGCCCAGGCTTGTTCCCGAACATCCCACGGTGCGACGCTTGGTTTGAGCTTCACCGGTGGGAGCCCCCAGTCATCGGCAATGCAGCCCTGCAGAAGCCATGGTTCAGCCCGGAATACGTGCTCTGGATGGGCCACCAGAAGCTGGTGTGGATGAAGGACAAGGTACGGGAAATCCCGAACAGCAAGCCCTACCCAGAGGAGGAGATACGCCACCTGTTTGGCGACTACTTCTTCACCTCAAGCATTGCCTGGATGCTGGCCATGGCAATCGACCAGATTCTGAACAATCGGGACAAGACCGAAGCTGCTGGTCTAGTTCCTGCTGAGCCTGACGCCATTGGCCTGTACGGTGTGGACATGGCGGCCGACGAGGAGTACGGGTACCAACGTGCAGGCTGCCAGCACTTCATCACCCTGGCCCACACGCTCGACATCCAGATCATTGTGCCGCCGGAATCCGACCTGCTCCGACCAATGCCAGGGTATGGGCTGGCCGAGTCCGACCAGTGGCACATCAAGCTGCTGGCACGCCAGAACGAACTGCAGGCCAGGCTATCCCAATGCGATGCCCAACTGGCCAACATCACCCAGCAGCGCCACTTCCTCGCCGGCGCCATCAGCGACAACGACTACCACATGAAAACGTGGGGCCAGGATCGGGACGGCAGGGGTACAAACCCGGGCATCTTGGCAGCAAGCCCGAAGATCCGTGCGCTGATCAACAAGACGACACTGGAGCCCAGCGCGGTGGTGGTGCCAGACCCAGGCCGCGGGGAATCCGAACGCAACTAACTGATGGGCGCCCTTGACGAGTACCTGACAGCCCTCGACGCCCTCCCAGCCGAAAAGCGGGAGGCAGTCGTTGAGGAGGCACTCGAAGCCACCAAGGACATGGTCTGGGTGCCAACCCCAGGTCCACAAACCGACGCCTACTTTTCAGAAGCAGACGAGCTCCTGTTTGGCGGTGAGGCTGGTGGAGGCAAAAGCGACCTTGTCATCGGCCTGAGCCTGACCGAGCACCACCGAAGCCTTGTGCTGCGCCGCACCAACAAAGAAGCAGAGAAGCTGTTTGACCGGTACGAAGCCATCATCGGTGACGACAACGGCAAGAACGCCCAGAAGGGCTGGCGCTACCAGGACAAGATCATCGACATTGGTGGCTGCCAGCTGGAGGCCGACAAACAGAAGCGGAAGGGCATAGCGCATGACCTTAAAGCCTTCGACGAACTGGTCGACTTCACCGAAAGCCAGTACCTGTTCATCACCACATGGACCAGGACAACCAAGCCAGGACAACGCTGCCGAGTGGTGGCAACGACAAACCCGCCTACCACTCCCGAAGGCATGTGGGTGGTCAAGCGCTGGGCTGCGTGGCTGGATCCAAAGCACCCCAAACCGGCCAAGAGTGGCGAACTGCGCTGGTACACGACCATCGATGACGTCGACACTGAGGTCGATGGCCCAGGCCCTCACTATGTTGAAGGCAGGGAGGTCATGGCGAAAAGCCGCACCTTCATCCGCTCCAAGCTGTCGGACAACCCGGACCTGACCCAGAACGGCAACTACCGGGCCACCCTAGACGCCCTGCCGGCCGAGCTCCGAAGTGCTTATGCCGAGGGAAAATTCGAAGCTGGTCTGAAAGACCAGGCATTCCAGCTGATCCCAACCGAATGGATACGCTTGGCCCAAGCCAGATGGAGCGAAAAGAGCCCAGCAGGTGTGCCGATGTGCGCAATCGGCGTTGATTGCTCTGGTGGTGGCAAGGACTTCATGGTGCTTGCTCCAAGGTATGACGGCTGGTACTCGGAGATGATCAAGGTGCCAGGCAAGGACATTCCGCCAGACCGGGCTGGAAAGTACGCAGCCGGCGTGATTGTCAGCTACCGCAGGAACAAGGCCCTGATCGTGGTGGACATGGGAGGGGGCTACGGCGGCCCAGTCTACGAGCAACTGAAGGAAAACGAGCTTGAGGTCAAAGCCTACAAAGGATCGGAGGGCTCAGTACGCAGGACGCTGGACGGCCAACTGGCCTTCGGCAACATGCGAACCGAGACATACTGGCGCTTCCGGGAGGCCCTTGACCCATCCCAACCAGGCGGATCGCCAATCTCCCTACCCCCGAGCCAAAGCCTGCTGGCTGACCTGGCCACCCCGACATGGGAACTGCGCTCCGGCAAAATCCACATGGAGCCCAAAGAGGAGGTGACCAAGCGCCTTGGCAGAAGCCCGGACGAGGGTGATGCCGCCGTAATGGCTTGGTCAGGAGGCCCAACCTACGTGACCGATGGCCAGATCTGGAGCAGCCCCAACGAAATGGGGACTAGTAAGAGAGGCTTCCCCAGTGCTATCATGGGCAGGCAAAACGCGAGGGGGCGCAGCTAAGGAGATTGACATGGAAACTGTACTGAGTGCGGTAGCCTCAAAAGCGGTGGGCACCATCTTTGACAGCATGATGGGCGGTGGCAAAAGCGACCAGCAGCCCCAGATGGCAGCGGCACCGGTAGTTGAAAAGCCAACCGAAATGCCGACCCCGAACGACGCGGCAGTGGCAGCAGCGCGCCGCAAATCGATTGCCGGCCTGGTTGCACGACAAGGCCGAGCATCAACCATCCTGACCGATCAATCATCCGGTGGCGCTACTCTCGGAGCGTAACCATGACGCCAAAGCAGATACACGAGTCCGCCGACCGAACATTCGGCAAGCGCACCAGCCTGCTGCTGCTTTGGCAGGACATTGCCGAGAACTTCTACCCAGAGCGCGCAGACTTCACCTACCAGCGCTACCTTGGCGCAGAGTTCGCCAGCAACCTGATGACGTCCTACCCGCTGATCTGTCGCAGGGAACTTGGGGATCAGATCGGCCAGATGCTCAGACCGACCGCCAAGGTCTGGGCTCACATGGCGCCGGTAGACCCAGGCCGTGACAACAACGAAGCCAGACGCTGGCTGGAATGGGCGACCACCACCCAACGGCGTGCCATGTACGACCCGGACAGCCAGTTCACCAAAGCCGCCAAACAGTCCGACCACGACTTCGCCAGCTTTGGCCAATCGGTGATGAGCATCAAGCTGAACCGCTTGCAAGACACCCTGCTGTACCAGACCTGGCACCTGCGCGACTGCGCCTGGACCGACAACGAAGAAGGGAAGGTCGGCGCTTTCTACCGCAAATGGAAGCCGACAGCCAGAGACTTGGAGCGCCTGTTCGGCGCCAAGATACACGACAAGGTCAAAGACCTGCTGAACCGGAACAAGGGGTACGAGGAAATCCAATGCATGCACTTCGTGATCGACGCCGATATGTGGGATGGCAACGCCAGAGGAATGCCGAAAGTCAGCATCTGGTGGGATGTGGACAACAACCACGCCATGGAAGAAACCCCGACCTGGAACCAGGAGTACATCGTGCCACGCTGGTCCCAAGTCTCGGGAAGCCAGTACGCCTACAGCCCAGCCACAGTCGCAGGACTGCCCGACGCCAGGCTCTTGCAAAGCATGACGTACACCCTGCTTGAAGCGGGTGAGAAGATGACCAACCCCCCCATGGTGGCAACCCATGAGGCAGTCCGGTCGGACGTCAACATCTACGCCGGCGGGATCACCTGGGTGGACCGGGACTACGACGAACGGCTGGGAGATGCGCTCCGCCCCATGACCATCGACAAGTCAGGCATGCCGATCGGCCGCGACATGCAGGCCGACACCAGGCAGATGATCATGCAGGCCTTCTACCTGAACAAGCTGAACCTGCCCCAACGCGCCCCGGAAATGACGGCCTACGAGGTGGCACAGCGCATCCAGGAGTACATCCGCGGAGCTCTGCCCCTGTTCGAGCCGATGGAGCACGAGTACAACGGCCAACTAATGAACGTGACATTCGACCTGATGCGCCGCGCCGGTGGTTTTGGATCCCCGATGGACATGCCGAAGATCCTGCAGGATGCCAAGCTGCAATACCGCTTTGAGTCTCCCCTGCACGACGCGATTGACGCCATCAAGGGCCAGAAGTTCATTGAAGCCAACCAGGTGGTTGCACAAGGTGTACAGCTGGACCCGAGCGTAGCAGCAATGGTGGACATGAAAGTCACCGTGCGGGATGTGCTCCAAGGCATTGGCGTACCTGCCAAATGGGTGCGGGACGAGGTCGAGGTGCAGGACATCGAGGACCAGCAAAAGGCCCAAGCCCAGGCCCAGCAGACGTTGGCCACCATGCAGCAGGGTGCAGACGTAGCAGCAACCATGGCCACCGCCCAGAAAGACAACGCGGCAGCCCAGCCTGCCATGGTCTGAGGACTGAATGATCAAGCCAACCAACCCGGCAATGCCGGAACAACCACCACCACCCAGAAAGCGCGTACCAACCAACCAGGCCCTGGCAGCTGCCGCCTCATGGCTGCCGGCCGACTATGACATTGCCGACGCCACTGCCATCCAAGCGCTTCAACGTGGTACCGCAGATCCAGAACAGCAAAAGCGTGCCCTAGATTGGATCATCCGCATGGCCTGCGCGACATACGACTTCCCGTACAGGCCAGGACCAGACGATCGAGACACCAATGTGGCCATCGGCCGCATGTTCGCCGGACAGCAAATAGTGAAGCTGTGCAATGCCGACATCAGCAAGATGCGGCGAGATTCCCCAACGTAAGAGGAGAGGACCATGAACCTGAAACTGCAACGACTGCTGTACGGCCTGCAAGACGCAGCACCAGATGACAAACCTGGTGCCGGCGGTGGTGATCCGCCCCCAGATGACAAGGGTGGCACCCCACCCGACGCACCCCCAAAAGGCGAGGAAAGCTGGTGGAAGCCTGACTGGCGCGACCAGATCAGCAAGGGTGACAAGACGGTCGGAAACATCCTGGGACGCTACGCTACCCCGGCAGATGCCATCCAGAGCGCCATCGAGATCCGCAAGAAGATCAGCGCCGGCGAGATCAAGATGCCATTGCCCAAGGATGCCAAACCCGAGGACATTGCCAAGTGGCGTGCTGACAACGGCATCCCGGAAAGCCCGGACAAGTACGAGCTCAAGCTGCGGGATGGCCTGTCGATCGGCAAGGATGACAAGCCCATCATCGACGGCTTCCTCAAGGCCATGCACGAGAAAAACACCCCTCCGGATGTGGCAAGTACAGCGGTGGACTGGTACTACTCGGAGATCGAGCGCCAGACCGAGGAGCGCGCAGTTAAGGACAAAAGCCTGGCATCTGCCGCCCAGGAGGTACTGCGGGAGGAATGGGGCCCGGAATACCGCACCAACCTGAACGTGGTGGAGAACCTGCTGTCAACCATGCCCAAAGAGGTGGCAGACGACTTCAAGTTCGGCCGGCTGGCCAACGGTACCCCGATCATGGCAGACCCGAACACCATCAAGTGGCTGCTGAACATGAACCTGCAGCTGAACCCGCACAGCAAGGTGGTCGGGAACACGGCTGGAAACCCGGCCAGCGCCATCGATGACCAGATCGCGGAAATCGAGAAAACCATGAAAACCAACCGCAAGGCGTATGACAAGGACGAGAAGATGCAAGCCAGGCTTCGTGATCTGTATACCGCCAGGGAGGGCTTGAAAGCAAGAACCTGACGGAGTACACTGACCCTGTCTCCTTCATGCCCCAAAGCGTGAATTTACCCCGGCCCTGCGCCGGGGTTTTTCTTGCCCCTTGTATTTTGAATGGTGGGGGGTGTAGAATCGCGGCACGGCAGACAACCTCCCACGAGCCCTGCCCTGAGCACCAGCACTTTCGGTAGCTCGGCCCCAGAGGCCCAACGAGCAGGCTCCCTTGTGGACACCCCTGCAACCGCGGCGCTAGATGGCTACCCCGATGCGACGAAGCTAATCCCTTCCATCACATAGGAGTCCATCATGAAAGCCATCAAGTTTCACGCCATTCTCGTCGCCTTTGCGCGACTGGCGTTGTATTGCCTGTTTGCCCCGTTCCGACCGTTTTACGAGAATTTCTACCAACTGAACGCAGACACTGCGTTTCAGATCCAATACCGGCAGGAATTCATTGCCGGCTTCGAGCAGCACGTCAGCCTGCTCCGCGACACGGTAACCACTGAAGCCGTGATCAAAGGCAATCAAGCCATCTTCCTGGTGGCAGATTCAGGCGGTGCATCAGCAGTCACCCGCGGCGTCAACGGCCTCATCCCGGCACGCGCTGACAACCTGACGCAAAACACCTGCACCTTGTCAGAGCAACACGACCTGGTCCGCAAGACCGGCTTCAACGTGTTTGCATCGCAGGGCAACCAGCGTGCCGTCATGCAGATGACCACCATGGCAGTGCTCAATCGCAAGATCGACAACCAGATCATCACCGAACTGAACACCGGCACCGTGACTGTCGGCACCACCGGCACCATCCCGACCGTGTCTATGTTCCAGAACGGCCGCGTCAAGCTGTCGAACGCCTCGGTGCCATGGGACGGCAACATCACCTTCCTGTGCCAGCCCAGCTACCTGGCCTACCTCGAGCAGACGCCCGAGTTCGTCAATGCCCAGCTGGTCGACGTCAAGCCATACTCGGGTAGCGACGCCAACCCCTCCTGGCGTGACCGGCCGATGGCCTACCGCTGGCGCAACTGCCTGATCGTGGAACATCCGCTGCTTCCGGGTAAGGCGACCACGGCCGAGAAGTCCTTCCTGTTCCACAAAACGGCGATTGGCCAAGCTGCTGACACTGGTGGTCTGGCGACGCCGGTTGGCTACAACGAGGAGCAAGACTACTCGTGGGCCCGAGCCTCCTGTTTCATGGGAGCCAAGCTGCTTCAGAACACCGGCGTGGTGGTTTTCACCGCAGACGGTTCGGCCTACGCTTAAGCGTAGACATCCAACCCTTTTCAAGGAGAAACAATCATGCCTTATTCTGGCAACACTGCAGCAACAAGCGTATCAAACCCCCCTGTCCTGCTTTTAGGCATGGCCCCAACCCCCACCAACCACGCGCGG